ACCTCCAAAGTAGATTTTGGTTATTTAACCTGTCTACTTTAGAGGTATCATATCAAACAAGCAGGTGCTTTTTTCATGCAAAAACATAGAAAAGGAGAATGTAAGCATGTTAGTAGAAACAATGATTATCAGAAAAGTAGAAACGAGCATTGTCACAAGCCTAGATGTCGCGGAGACTTTTGGAAAAGAACATAAAAGAGTATTGCAGGACATTAGAGAATTAGGATGCAGTGAAGAATTCGGACAGCACAATTTCGTGCCTTCCTCATATACAAGTATTCAGAATAAAAAGCAACCTATGTACTGTATGACAAGAGATGGGTTCACACTTCTTGTTATGGGATACACTGGCGAAAAAGCCATGAAATTCAAAGAAGGATATATCCGCCAGTTCAATGCAATGGAAAAAGTTCTTTTAGGGAAAATAAGAGAACGAGACAAAGGCATTGCAGTGAGACAGGCGTTGACCAATGCACTTAAAGAATCTCAAGAAAATGAGAGAATACATGGTCATGCGTATTCGACATATACAGATATGGTATATCGTACATTGTTTGGCAAAACTGCAAAACAACTTAGAGAAGAAAAGGGAATCTCTACCAAGGACAATCTGAGAGATTTCCTCACTGAAGAAGAATTAAAAGCAGTTCAATCAAAAGAAATGCTTGTTAGCGGATTGATTGACTGTGGATGGGGATATTCTCAAATAAGAGATTTCCTAAAGGACAGTCTCAAAATATGTTAGAACAGGCGAGGTGATTCTATGCCAGACACGATCAATAACCCAGTATCAGAAGTATTTTCTAGGTGGAGTAAAGATATTCAACCAGCAGTCGGCAAAGGCAATTTTTCCATGGAGAAAAGCCAGACAATAGCATCTGGCAAAACGAAATACGCCAGATTGTTCATGATGGGGAATCCCACGCAGTCGACAAGTCTTGAAGGTCACGAATGTGCAACAATTCTTTCGTTTCAAGTGGAAAGTTACGCATCTGGAACGAAGGCTTTATCGACTGCATATGAAATCGACAGCAAGAGCCATCAGGCTATGGTTTCAATGGGATTTCGCCGGACATACGGGCCAGAAGAGGTTGCAAACTCTGAAAAGAGTTTTAAACGAATCATAAGCCGGTACAGCAGAATTTACACCGGGCAATTATTGGAAGCGTAACAGCTTCTATTTTTTATACCAAAAAGAAAGGAGAGTGTCCTATGAGTAAAGATAAATTACAATGGCTGAAAGCTGCGGGAATCAGAGCTGTTAAGACAATTGCTCAGACAGCAGTTGCAACAATCGGAACCGCGACAGTCCTTGGAAGCGTTGACTGGAAGATGGTCGTATCCGCGTCCGTTCTTTCCGGCGTTTTATCCTTGCTTACATCTGTAGCAGGGCTTCCAGAACTGAAAACAAGCGCAGATGAATAGAAAGGACGGTGATCCTTTTATCTCCCGGATGCAGGGTTACGCATCAGAGCCACATGGCTCTTTTTTATTGTGATTTTATAGCTGAAAAGCAGAAAGGAGCCGAATATGGCAGATAAAGGAAATATAGCAGGCGTAAGTACCGTTGGTTCGCTTACCGGATATGCAGTTGAAACAACAGCAGGTACTAAACCGACAGCTTTTAAACTTCTTCACAGAATCAATGCTTCTGATGAAATTAAAATTGATGTAGAAACAATCGACGCTTCCGCACTTGAAGATGAAGTTGAAAGAACTATTGCAGGACGTGGTTCTACAGGTGGCACATTCAACGTAACTGTGAACGTAACTGATGAAACTATCACTGAATGGGAAACCTTAATCAGCGAATACAAAACAGCAAAAACAGATGGAAAATCTATGTGGTATGAAGAGTACTTCCCGTCTCTTAAGAAAGCGTTCTTCACAAAAATCGAGCCACCGACAATCATTCCTAAACCGGCAAGAGATCAGAACGGTCTGTTAACCGTCGAAATGTCTCTTACTATCAATGAGTACGTCGGACCGGGCGACGCAATAGTTCCAACTGACAGCGGCATTTAAACATATTTGGGAGGACAAATAATATGTATAAAGTTTTAAAAATCGGCGGCAAAGACTACAAACTTGAATATGGGATTGAAGCATCACTGTTTGATGATTGCGTGAAATCTGTGATGAATATGTTAGTTTCCGCAAGCGGCGGAACGGACAAAAGTCTCAGGGAGATGGTTTCTGGAATGAGTAGCATCCCGAATACTGCACTCAATGCGTTTTATGCCGGATTACTTCAATATCATGGCAATCATCCTGATGGTGATGGTACTGTCCCGGATTTAGATACTGCCAAAAAACTTGCAGCGCAGTATATGTCTGAGCATAAAGATGATGAGCAGGGCAACTTCTACGGTATCTTTTCTATGTGCATCGAACAAATGGAGGAAGACGGTTTTTTCAAGTTAACAGGTCTGGAAACGTTCATGGACAACTTGAATGCGGCGATGGACTCTGTGAAAGCGAAGAAAACACCGAAGAAGCCGACAGATCATTTGAAAAAAGCTACAGCGAAATAATCTGGGATGAATTATATCCAATGGCTGTGCGCATTGGAATGTCAAAAAAAGAATTTCTCAGGAGCACTCTTAAGGACTTGAGAATCCGTATAGAACAATACGGAATCTCAAAAAATGAAGAAATTCAGTCGCAGTTAATAAACATGGACTATCAGGCATGGCTGACCGGATTGTATGTCAAGACGAGTATTTCGTGCGCATTATTTCCGAGAAAGGTTAGTTATCCGAGCAAACCAATTACGCAGGAAAAACAAAATAATTGGGTCAAACACAATCCAAATACGCCAAAGAAATCAGAAGCAGAACTAAGACAAGAAGAACGTTACTACGAACTTCTTATCAGGCAGGCAAATGCAAATATATCTGAAATAGGCAATAAAGAGGGCAAGCAGGATGAATAGTAGTCTTGCTTGCCCTTTATTTTTTTGAAATAAAGGAGGTGCTTATATGCCTGACAACACAATAGATAGCCTTGCGATAGAGGTCAGCAGTAACGTATCAAATGCAAGTAAATCCATTGATGATTTATGCAATAAACTGAATCGTCTGAGTAGCCGTATGTCTGAGAGTATCAAGCATCTTAGAGACTTTTCAGCTTCCGTAGGTACGGTCAATTCTGCTGTTCAAGCACTTAAATTAGACAGGCTTGATTTATCAACGATAAACAGTCAATTGCAACAGTTTGTTCAGTCTATGAGTGCGCTCGGTAGCCTGAACTTGAGAAACAACGGATTAAACTCATTCGTAAATGCAATCCGCAGACTGAACGAAACATTAAACTCCACAGGTGATGTGTCTGGAAAGATTCAGAACATGATTTCCGAATTATCTGGTCTTAGCAGTATTCCAGACGTATCAAACAACGTGAACCGGTTTGTTTCTTCATTGGCAAGATTGGCGAATGCAGGTGGCTCTATTGATGCAGTTACATCAAAACTTCCAAATCTTGGTGAAGAACTCAGAAAAATCATAGTTTCGTTCTCTGGAATAGGTAATATCTCTCAACCAATTAATACATTTGTTCAGTCAATTTCACAGTTGGCAAATGCAGGAGATAAAACTGGAAAGACTGCAACTCAGCTTAATGATTTGGCTAATAGCTTAAAATTATTCTTTCAGACAATGAGTACTGCTCCAAGAATTAGTAACAGCACAATTCAAATGACACAGGCTATTGCTCAATTGGCAAACTCTGGGGCAAATGCTGGTAGGGCGGCAAGGTTTACTGCGAGTGCTTTTTCCAGACTGGGACAGGGTGCGGCTGCTTCGACGGGAAAAGTTAGAAGACTCGGTAATGCCGTTGGAAATGTAGGAAGTAAAGCTAAAAAAAGCTTACCTAGCATTATGTCCTTGGTTGCGAAGTTCTGGACGTTGAAATTTGTTGTTGGAAAATTCGGTAGCGCAATTGAAAGTTCCATGAACTTCCTCGAAGATTATAACTACTTTCAAGCGGCGTTCCGTCAGGTAGCAGATAAAGCAGGAAAAACTTGGTCGGAAGCAGGGTATGACTCCGCAGAAGCATACGCAGATTCATTCAGCCAGAGAGCCAGAGAACTTACATCTAAAATGTCTGGATTTGATGTTTCTGACAATGCGATTCTGACCTCAAATAAAACCGGTAAGTCACTTGGTATGGACCCGTCCATGCTTTTAAATTATCAAGGCCAGTTTGCACAGTTATCATCATCTATGGGAACGACTTCTGAACAGGCTTTAAAGCTGTCGAATGCGTTAACTATGATCGGCGCAGACCTTGCATCTGTTAAAAATCTTGATTTTAAAACAGTTTACGAAAACTTATCCTCTGGATTAGTAGGAATGAGCCGTGCTGTAGATAAATATGGCGCGAATATTCGTGTGGCAAACTTACAGCAATACGCTTCGAATCTCGGACTGCAAACAGCTGTATCAAAGATGGACCAGGCAAGCAAAGCAATGCTGAGGACAATAGTGATACTGGATTCTACACGGTACGCATGGGCGGATATGGCAAATACGATAAATATGCCAGCCAACCAGTTACGTATACTTCGTGCAAATTTAGTATCCTGCGCCAGAGCATTAGGGAACATCTTTATGCCTGTAGTTGCGGCAGTGCTTCCATACATCAATGGTCTCGTAATCGCATTTCAAAGACTTTTGACATACATTGGTTCACTTCTTGGAGTTGATACCAAAATTGGAAATATGTTCGGTTCTATCGGTAGCGGAAGTGAAAATCTCTCAAACGCACTTGATACTATAGACGATTCTAGTCTTTCAGATGTTGATGATACTACAAAAGATACCAGTGACAATCTGAAAAATGCGACTAAAAACGCAAAGAAGCTCAAACAGTTCCTTGCATCCTATGATGAATTAGAGGTTATGAGCAAAGACGACAGTTCTCTGTCAAACCTTGCAAATTCTAAGATTAAAACGCCTGCTCTTGACACATCTGCCCTTGACGCAGGAATGCTCAATGATGCGTTGGATAAGCTTCTGAATGAATACCAGAAGAAATGGGATGCCGCCTACAACTCAATGGAAAATAAGGCCATGGCGTTCGCGAATAAGGTTACAGACACATTTAAGAAACTTGCAAAAGCCGCAGAGCCTACTACAAAAGCTTTGAAAAATCTCTGGAATAACGGATTGAAACAGCTCAGAGACTTCACATGGACAGCATTAAAAGATTTCTGGGAACATTTTCTAAAACCACTTGGGAAATGGACATTAGGAGAAAAAGGATTACCACGATTAATCAATGCTTTTAACGATTTTCTTGTAAAAATTAACTGGGATAAAATCAATGCTTCCCTTGTGCAATTATGGGATGTATTAGAGCCATTCGCTGAGAATGTCGGAACAGGATTGCTTGATTTCTTTGACGATTTCTTTGACAAGGCGGCAGACGGAGTGAACAAACTCCCTGATCTGATTGACAAGTTTAAAGAGTTTATCGCGGGATTCTCACCAAAGCAAGCACAATCTATCGGTTATTTCCTCGGACAGCTTCTGACTGCATTTATGGCGTTCAAAGGACTTACATGGTTCGGGGGCATTTTCGGTAAAGATGGAGTGATAGGCAAAGGCATTACCATGTTAGCGGCACATCCATACGCTTCGATAGCGGCAGGGCTGGGACTTACCGTCGCCGCGCTTGATAAGTTTGGAGTGATTGATGTTGATTGGGACGGATTATGGACAAGAATTGGAAATCTCAAAGACGTAATTGTGAATTTCATCAAAAATATTGATTGGGATTCATTGGTAAAAACAATCGGTGATGTATGGGATGTATTTCAGCCGTTTGCTGAGGGATTCGCAGACGCATTTATAAATTTCTTTGACATAATGCTCAATGACATTGGAGCACCACTAATTAATACATTAGTAAAAGTACTGGATGCATTTGCAAAAGTGTTAGGAAAACTTTCTCCTGAGTCAATATCTGCAATAGGAAATGCGCTTGGAATTTTCTTCGCAGTAAAAGGAACTATTAAATTTTCGAAAAATATATGGAGTGTGGTTAGTTCAATTAGTAGACTACGAACGATATTCAACGGTCTTGGCTCTGTATTATCTACAGCTAGTGGTGCGTTACAGACATTTTTTGGTTCTGGACTCGGTTCTACACTTGCGGCAGGATTCGCAGACAGTATGGTTGTCTTAGGCACTGCAATGGCGGGATTCAACCTTGGGAAATGGATAAGCGTTAATCTGTTCGGCGGCGAAGATAAAACCTTCGGGGAATTTTTGGAAGATAATGTATTCGGTTATCAAAAAGGGGATTTTACCGGAGCTATCAACGAATGGATGAAAGATATATTCGGAGTTGGAAATAAGCTTACAGAGGACGACTTAAAAGTATTCCAGGAATATGAAGATGCCATTCTTAGTCTGGTTCACGCAAGCCAGATTTCGGGTGAACAAGCATATCCTTTATTAACATTCCTTTCTGAATTAAAAGACAATGGATATAGCACAGAACAGGCATTGCATGAACTTGAACTTAAACTCAATAATCTAGGGGTTTCATCAGAAGATTTTGAGAATGCGATAGCAGGAGTAAATAAACCGGTCAAATACCTTGGAGACACAGCAGAAACATCCTCTAATCAGTTCTCAAACATGGCTGATCGGATTAACAATGTTTCGTTTGAAGATATCTCAGAGCAACTTACAGGATTCCAGACGCTTATCCAGACCGTAGACTTTGCTACTTTGGTAACTGATACGGCAAATGCAATTGATGAAATGGGTGGCATCTGGGAAAACGGAAAACAGATTCTCGGCGAAAAAGCATTGCAGATTTATCAAGAAATTGCAAAGGGATTAGAGCCAGACGACAACGGTTACTATACTTTAGCAAACGGACAGATGGTACAGTTCGGAAAAGGTATTTCTGACTATGAAGGCACTCTGCAAAGCACAATGGATTCAACTCTGCAAGGGGCAATTAACGGTGTTCTGGATAACAATACTGGTTTTGAATTAGTTACAGAACTCGGAAAGAATCAGATTCTTGCCGTAGGTAGCGGAATTGAGCAGAACGGCAGTAAAGTCACTGAAAAACTCAACTCAACAATCCAATCATCTGCAAAAGGCGCACAAGAAACTGCGAAATCAAGCGGCAAAACCCTTGGAAGCAACATTGCGGAAGGATTACAGTCTGGAATTGACGGAAAGAAAGATTCCACAAAGACTTCGATTCTTGATTTAATGAACAACAGCGTAAAAGCCCCCGCACAGGAAGCAGTAGACTCCCATTCTCCATCCAGATGGTTCAAGCAGCTTGCAGAATATTGCGGTCAAGGATTCCAAAACGGATTAGAGCCGGGCTTTTCCTCGTCATTTACATGGTTTGGAAGAATCCGAACCAGAATCAGCAGTTCTATTGGAAACTTATATAATATCGGCTGGAACTCTATTATCGGTTTGAATAACGGAATCGTAGGCGCGGCACAACAGCTTTATGCGAATGTGCAAAAAATCGCTCAAAATATATCAAATACGTTCCGCAGAGTCCTTAAGATTCACAGTCCATCACAGGTAATGATGGAACTCAGTGGATTCACTGTTGAGGGATTTCAAATTGGCATGCAAAATATGCTTCCAAAAGTCGAATCAACCATCAATGACATAAGCGCAGAAGTGCAAAAGATTAACACACCATCCGCAGACATTATTACAAAGAGTACATCCTATCAGGAAGTAAAAAGCAGAATGTCTGTTGATACAGATGATTTTGTGGACGACATTCGGAAAGAAGTCATGGCAATCAGCAGTAACACGTTTGACAATAACCAGATGATCGGACAGGCGGTCAAAAACGCTCTGAACGGCATGGCGATCTATGCAGACGGACATCTGATCGGATATCTGAAAGAAGAAAATCAGCAGTTCAGAAATCGTAATGGCTACGGAATATTTGAAGGGTAGGTGATAGAATGAGTGACTTTATTTCAGGAAGCAGTTTCCAAGGTTATTTTTTAAAGTTTGGGGGAAGTGTTCTCCCGAACAAATTCTTAGCCTATAATGATTACTCCGCAACTCCGAATCAGCGAACAGAGATAGAAGCGTACAGAGACTTGAATAACCTCTTGCACAGAGATACCAGCCCGAATTTTAAGACAAAAATAGACTTCAACACGCGACCGATGTGGTTACCTGACAAAATAAAGATGCAGTCTGTTTTCAAATCAGGCTTAGTCAATAAGGCACAGCGGAAGTACAAGGTCACATACTGGGACGACGAGGAAAACACCTACAAAACAGGTGTTTTTTATATGCCTGATATTGAGTATAAACCTATCAGAGTTGTAGGAAATAACATTTTGTATAACAAGATCAGAATAGCGCTGATCGAATACTAGCAACCAGAGTGCATGGGTGTCACAGCTCATGTGCTCTTTATTTTTATATGGGAGGAAAGCTATGGCAACGCCTATAAGCATTGAAATAAAAAAAAGTTCTAACACATGTTATTTTGTCGGGGAGACAAGTAATGTAAAGGTAAGAAGCATTAACGTAACTTATGATGATGGAACAGTCAAAACATTAACAAGTGGATATACAGTATCGCAGGTAGATACATCTGAGGCAGGAGAAAAGATTTCAATAGTTGAATATTCTGGACTGACTGTAGAACTTGCAGTTACTGTAGTTGATTCGTATAATGTTCAGGCAGGAACCCCAAATTTAGAAGATGTAAACATTACATTTGACCTCGAAACTGGTCTCCTAAAAGTAACTGGGACGGGCGAATTTTTATCGCTTTCTAATATAGAAAACACGCCAAATTCAATAAAAACGAGAATTAAAAAAGTAAATATCGGGAATGGAATTACGAAAATTCCAGTTGACGCATTTGGGGAAAATAAAAATCTTGAAGATATTTCATTTCCCAATACTTTGGAAGAAATTTGCGACGGAAACTTTTATTCAACAAAAATAACGCAAATTGTGTTCCCACAGTCATTAAAAAAAATCGGTCAATCCTGTTTCTCAAGTAGTGCGCTGATTTCGCTGGAGATTCCCGATTCAGTTTTAGAAATTGGTTCAAGTAGTTTTTCAAATCTCTCAAGTTTAAAAAAGGTTATCTTTCACGAGGGACTTGAAACTATATCACCTGTAGCTTTTAATGAATGCCCTTTAATTACTGAATTATCCCTTCCGTCCACATTAAAGAATATGCAATATAGTTTTCAAGGGAGTACACTTGAACACTTGGAAATAGGGGGAGATGGTGCGCTATTTGCAACCAGTGGAAGCACTTATATAAACAACATATCAGCAAAGAATACAGTTATTCGTGGCGGCACCATAGATAATGGAGCATTTTATAATAATAGCACAATAGAAAATCTGGCTCTTTCCGGAAGTGTAAAATTGAATGGAGTTAGACAATTTTACTCATGCCCAAAATTATCGAGTGTTTCACTAGAAAACGGAATAACTAGAATACCAGCATATTGTTTTTCGAGCTGTAGCAAAATCACAGAAATTACTATTCCTGCAAGTGTTACAAGTATTGAAGAAAGTGCATTTTCGGACACCTCACTTAAAAATTTAGAGATTGCAAACGGCGTTAAATTCATTTGGAAGTTAGCATTTTCTAATACTCAGCTTGCCAATGTTTTGATTCCTGCGAGTGTGATTAAAATCGACAAAAACGCCTTTTCTACGAAAGTGACGACAAATATCGCTCTAAATAAAAAAACCAATGAAATCTCAGGTTCTCCATGGGGAGCCACAGGTACAATTACGTGGTTAGTCCGAGTGGAAAAACTCGAAATTACTCACATGCCAACAAAGGTTAAATATCTTATTGGTGAGGCTTTTGATAGTACAGGGCTTGTAGTTACTGCGTATTACAACAACAATACATCTGGACTGGTACCAATAGGAAGTATTGATTCTTCATTTCCGAACATTCTCACAAAACGTGGAAATAATACTATAACTTTTGAATTCGATGAACAAAGTGCATCTTTTGACGTTTTAGCAATTGATATAGATGGAATTGAAATTGAAACACTCCCACGCAAGTTGAAATATTATTCCGGCGACAGCTTTGATTCCACCGGATTATCCATCCTTGTTAAATATACCGACGGCACATCAGAAATAAAAACAACTGGATATGAAGTATCTGGTTTTGATAGTTCTTCTGCTGGAGAGAAAACTGTCACGGTAACCTATAAAGCGCCTACTGTTCTGGCTAGCACACGCACTACAAGTTTCACAGTAACAGTGGTTGATGTATCGGAAATTGAAGTTAATACGCTTCCAGAAAAAACAGAATTTCTTTCTGGCGACAGCTTTGATTCCACCGGATTATCCATCCTTGTTAAATATACCGACGGCACATCAGAAATAAAAACAACTGGATATGAAGTATCTGGTTTTGATAGTTCTTCTGCTGGAGAGAAAACTGTCACGGTAACCTATAAAGCGCCTACTGTTCTGGCTAGCACACGCACTACAAGTTTCACAGTAACAGTGGTTGATGTATCGGAAATTGAAGTTAATACGCTTCCAGAAAAAACAGAATTTCTTTCTGGCGACAGCTTTGATTCCACCGGATTATCCATCCTTGTTAAATATACCGACGGCACATCAGAAATAAAAACAACTGGCTACGAAATATCTGGTTTTGATAGCGGTTCCGTTGGTGAAAAGACGATCACAGTAACCTATAAAACACATACCGCTACTTTTAAAGTGACCGTATACGATCTTTCGGGAATAAGAATCACAAGTTTTCCATCCAAGATTTATTACAAAATCGGAGAAACATTCGACCCGTCCGGGCTGACTGTTGCATCGGTAAGGCAGGACGGAACAGAAGAAGAAATTACAGATTATGATATTTCTGGCTTCGATAGTTCCACCGCAGGTTCTAAGACCATCACAGTTTCTTATAATTCCACGGTCAACGGAGTTTCCAAATTCGTTGGTTCTGACAGCTTTCAAATTAAAGTCACGAACGACGGGAAAAACCCATTTGATGATAGTTCAAGTGGCGGTTCTGGCGGCGGCTCTGGTGAAGTTGAAGAAGAAAAAACCGAACCAATCAATGTTACAGTACACTGGATTAATGGCGAATTTGCTGACCTTACAAATGAAAATATTGACCAGAATACGCTTACTTTGCAGGAGTCTATTTGCTCTGAACAGTATTTCATTTTTGGCGGTTGTGTCTGCAATCAGATAACGTTTCAGGCTCACCACGACCAGTTTAACGGTACCTCTGAAGAGTTTTATCCCTCTGGAAAAATAGAAGTTTACATCGAGAGAAAAGGAACAAGAATTAAAATTTTTACAGGTGAAATCGACAGCGCAGAGCGGAAAGCAAACTCCCTGACGCGTAATTTTATTGCATATGATTATCTGTATAAATTACGAAATACTGACATTGCTCGATGGTACAAAAACCAGACTACTGACAAGAAGAAAAAACTGACTCAAAAGCAATTCAGAGATAAATTATTTGAGTTTTTGGGACTCGAGCAGGTCAGTACAAAGTTGCATTGGGACGACACCTATGTCCCTGATACGAATAACTCAAATGAGATGAACGTAGTAAATATTCTGAAAGATTTATGCTTGCAGAATGACCGCTTTGGATGGATGAACAGGGATGGAAAATTTGAGTATTTGAAGCTCCGGCAGAACAGTTATAGATACGGGCAGACCACCAGTAATCAGAACATTTATAAATACTACAACAACGAAGAAATACATCTTGACACATTCAAAAGTTTCCAAGCCACTGAGGGAAGAATCTGGTTTCCGAATATCATTTTTACAGACCCAGACCCAAATCGAGCATTCGGATTTACACAAGGCGATTATACGGCGCAGGAAGCTTACGAGAACAATGTTTATTATAATCGAAACAGCTTTTTTGTAGGAAACGAGGACTGGTTAAACTACGTTTGGGATGCCGACGAATACGGTGGTATTTCAAGGGCCGAGCCGATTATGAAAATTTGCTATGGCGTATTCGTAAACCAAGATTTGCGGAAATATTATCGCGCGCAAAAATATACCGCAGAAGTTCAAGGAAACCCGCTGAACATGGTTGGACAAGCAGTTGAACTCTACTATAAAAAGCAAATTCAGCACGACGATCAGGAGCCTATAGAACTGCAATGGTACGTCCATTCATACATTATGAGCAGGACGCTCAAAATCGGCGCTACAGACATGATTGACACCTATTCTGCCAACAATGCGCCGTTCAATAGTAACAGTCAGCAGTTGGGAAAATATACTCCTGAAATATCCGGAACAGTCAATCTTACACGCTCTGAAATGCCGACAATCAGCTATGCAGAGTTTACAGATGGTTCGGATTCTGAATTTTCTCCGGCAATGATTGATGATTTTACAGACGGCTCTGGTGGTTCTGGCAGCACTTCTGAGCAATTAAAAAAAGCGCAATTAAGGTGCGTGAAGCGAATCAAAAAAGCTGATTATGACGCTCTGGTAGCCGCAGGAACTGACCGAACAGATACGCTGTATTTCACATTTGAGGAGGAATAATGGATGATATATAAGGCGTTTTTAAACAGACAGGAAATCACTGGATTTCCTGTCAAAGGTAAGGAAACAAAAGAAATATGGGGCGGGAATACCTTATTGTGGAGAAAAGACGATATTATACCACCGGTAAGATATGGCATATGCTTCTTGTTTAAAAAAGGTATTTACGTTATGGACCCGATAGGAGGAATTGTTCAACCGCCAGTATTAACCACTGATGAAGCAGGGTATCACATGCGCGCATCAGTGGACGCTATTCTTCCAAAAAAAATGGCGTATTGTGTTAAGATATATAGGCCGAAAGAACATCCTGATACAGATGTCTATAGCGTTGCAATGGGGGCGGTATCTGATGACGCTCCTTGGATTATTCCACATGATTCGTGTAAAGGACAACTTCCAGATCAATATTCGTTTTCTGGGATACCCGCAGTGAAAAAAGACTCAGACGGGATATATTCTTGGAACGGGAACTATACATTTATGAATTTGCATTTTCATTATATACAATTCCATCATACATATTATACCGATTACCTACCTGTCAGCAATGTAAAGAAAATTGTAACAACAGACGGGGCAAAACTTTTCTATAACCTTGAAGAAATGAAAGCTTGGTTAAAAGCGGATTAAATATACAAAATGTATTATGCGGAGCAACCGAAATAAGCCCTTATTCGCTCAAAAACCATCAAAATCCAAGCCCTGACCGTACTAAAATGTAACTATATTAAAAATAAAAAATGAATAATTTGTAAACGTAAATTTTGCTTATTTTTAGAATAAATCAATCATCTAAGAAAATAATAAAATTCAGAAATAAATATTCTGTCAACAAGCAATTTTCGTTTACATAATATCTCAATGTAACGTTACAATAACGTTACCAGTAACGCAATGTAACGCAATAGAATAAGAATAAGAAATAGAATAAGAATATATATTAATATATATACGAGATATATATTAATCGTCAAATTAGGCTAATTTGACCCTGACATTCTTAATTCATTTCAGCCCAAAGTGAGATGCTTTTATCACAGCTTCGTATTTGACTCATATAGCGATTTTATGTGCGATTCGATAAAATCCTCAAATGATATATAAAAATTGATTTTATGGGCAAATACGGAGCTTACAAGGCACATTTAACAGAAAGGAGCAACATGATATGACAAACGAACAGAAAACAGTTCTCAGGAAGATTATTTATGCAGTCGAAACCGGTGGACAGGTTTACGGACAGCAGGATTATTCGGACTTCACGGAAGCCTATGAGAATAATTCAGATGAACACGCAATCACGATTGGAGCAGGAGCATGGTACGCAACCGAAGCCAAGACGCTTCTGGAGCGGATTTACGATGCTGACCCGGAACAGTGGGAGAAAATAGACAAGGTCAGACTTTTGGAACAAGTTCAGACCGCAAACTGGGAATGTTTCAATATTTCCAAAGTTTCGCAGCTTGCCGATACCATAGTTGCCCTTATTTCGTCCGATTTAGGCATTAAATGCCAAGATAGTCTTATGGACGAACAATTAGCCACCTATGCAGAAGAAGCCCTTAAAAAGGGCGTTACGAACGCTAGAGGGCAAGCTATGTGCGTGAACTTTAGACACCAAGGTGGACGGGGAGCAGTAACAAGAATTTTGGCAAAGACCCAGAAACCATATACACTCGATAATCTCTATGCAGCCTGCCAGACCGATACAGGGAACCAGGTCGGGGCATATAAGAGCCGGCAGAGATTTGTTTATAACGCGTTAAAAAAATATTTTCCAGAGGAGGAACAAGATAATATGAACAAGACAGAAAAAGCAACAAAACAAATGGAATCATGGGCACAGGACAGCTCTCATGGGTACGATCAGGATTATCGCTGGGGAGAAAAAGGAGATTTTGACTGTTCTTCAGCGGTGATTCAGGCGTGGCAGAACGCCGGAGTTCCGGTCAAAGCAAAAGGAGCCACCTATACTGGTGATATGAGAACTGTATTTCTTTCATGCGGGTTCAAAGACGTGACCAGCAAAGTTAATCGTTCAACTGGTTCTGGACTTTTAAGAGGAGATGTGCTACTTAATGAAACACACCATGTCGCAATGTACTGTGGAAATGGAAAAGAAGTAGAAGCCAGTATCAACGAAAAAGGTACTGCTCATGGCGGACAGCCGGGAGACCAGACAGGAAAAGAGTTCCTGATTAGAAGCTACAGAAATTACCCGTGGGATTGCGTTTTGCGATATTCCGAAAGCAGCGCAGCAGACAATGCAGTTGTCAAAAAACAGAACACCAGAGCCTACATTGCACAGATTAAAAAAGACACAAAATGTTATACAAAATCAAACAAAAATAGCCCATCTAAACTGTTTCCAAAGCTGAAAAAAGGCGCAGTTGTAGAGGTGATGAAGTACACAGAAACAGACGATTCCGGGCTGAAATGGTACTTCATTCGCATCCCTTATCCGAATGACGACGGGTTCGTTTTTGAATTTATTCCAAAAGGAACATTCACCAGAATTACAAAAATGGCCAAATGACACTTGTAGCATATCGTGTAGAGTGCTATAATAAATACGTTCCATACATTATTCACCTTTAGCATACAAAAACCGCCAGATCGTTAATCCCCTGTGGGTCTGGCGGTTTTGCTTATCTCATTATGTAATTTTCATATTTTTCTTTGATTTCCTTTGCTCCATTTTGCCTTATTCGAACAATGTCCCCGGAATCCATGACGAAATTATCACCCGCCGACTGAATGTGATCCATGTTTACCAGATAGCTCTGATGGCAGCGCAAGAATCGCTTATCAGACAGCTTTTCTTCCAGATCGTTCAGCTTGCAAGCGGTCACGAAACATCGGTTATTTATAGCGAAAATGTGGCAGACTCTCGCCTGACTCTCGACGTACTCGATTTCATCGTATTTGAGCCGGTTAATCTGTCCGCGGAATTTGAACGTCAATGTTTCATCCTTCATCTGTGACAGAATCTCGTCAATAGCCCGGTATATTCTGCCGTATTCCTTGCCCTTGACTACATACTGCATAGCGCCGACATCGAATGCCTCTTGTAGATGAGAATCGTCGGCTGTCCAGAATATAATCTTTCCATCATATCCAATATCCCGGAGCTGGTTTGCAATTTCCAGACCGTTCTCCTTTTCCAGAACCATATCCAGTACAATTACATCGTACCATTTACCCTCTTTCACATCTTCAACAAGCGGATAGCCCGCCGAATATTCGCTAATTTCATACCGGTAATCTCCTTTGCGCCGCAAGAATCCCGATATGTGCTCTTTGAACAAGTCAACTTCAAGCTGATTATCGTCACATATGGCTATTCTCATATGCGCGCCCTCCTTTCGTAGTCTCAATTTTGTCAAAATACGCAATGATTTTGACAGTACACACATTTTTCTTCCTGTTTGTGGTATTATTGTCCCACAAACAAAGTGTAGCACTTAAAATTGTTAGTGTAAAGCATTAAAGTTTGACAAAATTCGCAAAATATGGTTTCTGTGTCCGAAAGGATGTGTGGATAAAGAAACTGCCTGTAAGAACGACAGGCAAAGAGAAAGAGGGGCAACCGCCCCTCTTGTTTATTTCGCTAAATACAAAACTGAAACAGTATCTATTTTTACGCACATTCCATTCTCTAACGGTAGATTACCAATTTCACTGGAATATAAAGAATTAATGCTTTCTAAGTCAGAACCAAGACTTTCTTTATATTTTTTTGAAGCGACATGGTATTCTTCTGAATGTTCGTAATCATCATTCTTATAATCATCGTAGCTGTCATATACGCTGATAATTCCTGCTCCGTCGGTTATTGAAAAGGTGTACTTTCCGGCAGGAATATCTTCGCCAATAATATAAACACCTGGATTTAGCCTGCCGACATCATCAAGAGAATCGCTTGATTTAGAATCAGATTCGCTGCTTTCCTGAATATCTTCCAAAACACCTTTTTTTAATATTTGACCATCGGAAATTCTGTCTTCATAGATGGCAGTACCCCATGCAGCCCATGAACGAGAATCATTTGTTAAATCGTTAATGGACGTGGCAATAACTCCGTTATATCCGACTTTTAAGGCATCCTCAATCACATAATCATAATCGTACCAATTCTGACTAGGAAAACTATTGAGTATGTTCGAGACGTTATCGCAAAAAGTGCTGGTATCTCCATTGCCCTCGTTTTCGTTTTGAACAACCATTAAGTGTAAAACCTTAGAAGTTTCATCCAAGACGCATTCAGAAGCTTCGACGTGCCCGCCATTGCCATTGATCGGAGCAAATGCGGCGTTTACATCATCTATACTGCCTGCACTCACACTGACAGGAAAGGCGCTCAAAGTAACAGCACAAGTTAAAAGTAAACAAATTATATTTTTCATAGCAACCTCTTTTCTAAGAAATAAAACTCATATACTGTGTGGTAATAAAAATCACCTCAATGATTCCTACTATAACACCAAACCATGCCCCTAAATGCCTGTATTCTTTTTTCTTTGTACCAATATCAACAAGTCCTACGATTGCCCCTGCCAGAGCTAACGGAAACGACAAGATGATTGGCAACGGAAGAATGAACGCTACGCCTGCCAGAATGCAAGAAATCACACTTAGGGTAGAATCCTTTTTCTTTTCTCTATTGCCCATACTATTTCCCTCCCTTGTAAAAGTTTTACAATATTATACCACCTCATACAAAGTGTGCATAGTAAAATATCAAAAAAGTAGATTATTTTTGCAGAAAAACTCCATGATTTTGCACTTACCAGAAAAACTACACAAATTCGTGCTATAATGTGTGATATATTTTTAGAAAGAGTTGGTAATAATGGAGAAGAATAACAAATATAGGATAGTCGTACTCATCCTGATATTATGCGAAATATTCTGTGCGGTGCATATACCGTCACATGATATGGCAGAGTACCACCGCAGAGATGCGCAGATCACAAAAGAAGATGCGAAACAAATTTGGCCCGTCCAGATGCAGGAGCTGAGCGAAATCAAGGAAGTTTGCAATGTCGCATGTTATATTCGCGAAAGCACAAGTTTCTTCGAGATTGCGAAGTTTTCCTACGAAATAGCAAAAGTCCATGTGTATATTTGGCAGTTGCCACGGGGAAATATCGGTGGTATAATGATTAAAACGAACTGATGTTCGGTTCTATTTCCCACAAGCCGGACATATACTGTTATCAGGAGACCACTGATCGGAGGTATGCTTTATGGATTATAAGAAGGAAATTATTGAGATGATACAGAAGATAGATAGCGAAAAATTTATGAAATTCTTATACAATATGATTATTTCGTTCAAGAGCCAATGGGGATATTAGAAAAAGCAGGGAATTAATCCCTGCCTTTTTTGTGAAGAAATTCAATCATGTCGAAAACGCTTTTCTTATCAGATTCGCTTAATTCAATTAGCAACTTAACATGTTCAACGACATTTGAATTTGACATCAATTTTGGAATAAAATCTGTGTCTGTTTCTAAATTTTCCTCCCATCCCATTAAACAAGCGGGTGTCGTACGAAGTGCTTTTGCTAATACATTCATATATTCGGCAGGAACTTTATCAATATCGCCTTTTTCATATCTGAATATAGTAGACCTTGACACTCCCAATTTTTCTGCCAACTCATCAGCGCTCATATTAAGTTGTTTTCTTCTTTCTTTTATTCGTTCGCCAGTTTCCGACATTTTTCACACCTCCTTTCTGAATACATAATAACACTAATGATGCAAAAATGCAACAAAAATAATTGCAAAAATGCGATTTTATATGTTGACACATGCGACACTTTGGTGTAATATATAATCACAAAGTTGCATTAATGCTACTGGAAAGGAGGAACGCGAATGGTTGTTAATATAGCTAGACTTAAAGGAAAAATCGTTGAACGTGGAAACACTCAGGAAGCTGTTGCAAATGCAATTGGAATGGACAGAAGCACATTCTACAGAAAACTAAAAGATGGCGGAGAGAAATTTACAATCGGAGAAATCCACGGAATCGTAAATGCAGTTCCTTTAAGCAAGGAGGAAGCTATAGATATTTTTTTTACATCATAGTCGCAATAATGCGACTTAAATATATTACACGAAAGGAGATAAATGAACAGCTTACAGATTTTTAACTCAGAAGAGTTCGGAGAAATCCGAACAATAGAAATTGACGGGAAACCGTACTTTGTGGGAACTGATGTTGCGAAAGCTCTTGGATATAGCAATCCAAGAAAAGCGATTATTGACCATTGCAAGGGAGTAACGAAACGTGACACCCCTACATCTAGTGGCATTCAGTCAATGTCATACATAAATGAGGGAGATTTGTACCGCCTGATTATGAAATCAAAACTTCCGTCAGCGGAGAAATTCGAGTCATGGGTTATGGACGAAGTTCTCCCGGCAATTCGCAAGACGGGTTCATACCAGAAACCGATGACCGTAGCAGAACAGATTCAGTTACTGGCTCAGGGCAATCAAGACCATGAGGAGCGAATCGAGAAACTTGAGAACACAATGACCATAGACTACGGACAGCAGAAATATCTTGGAGATTTAGTTTCCAGAGTAGTAATCGAAGCGCTAGGTGGCAAGAAATCCAATGCTTACGACGAGATCGGGAAGAAAGTATTTGCAGAATGCAACCGGGATGTCAAAACTTACTTTGATGTAAATGCCCGGAATAACATTCCAAAACTGAGGTATCAGGAAGCAGTTGAATATATCAAGGAATGGGAACCTTGCACGAATACCAAAATGCTAATTCGTGACTGCAACGCGCAAGAAAGATTAGCTGAGTAGGAGGAAAACAAATGAAAAATATTGATAGCCGATTACACATACCTGGTGACAATGATGAAATTTTTCATTCTGTTATTGGATTCAAACTTGTCGATATATCAGCAAGCACAAGTGGAAGTACAGAAGAACCGACACTTTCATTGAAGTTTACGAATGAACACCATGTTGAGATTGATGTCATCATTCAAGAATCTGGTGTGTTTGTCACTGAACCATTTGCGGTCAGGGAGGACTTAAGCATTGCTGATGATTGAAAAGGAGGATGCAAGTTGAAAGTAGACAATGAAACAATAATCTGTTTTAAAAACGGTCGCATATTACATTTGCCATACAAAGTGTACGATGAAATAACTTTTGACGGCACAGGAGTTACAGAACTTCAATTGAGCGATGATAAAGGTATTCGGTTCGAGGTTCAGTTCAAACAGGAAGATGTGCTCTACATCACCAGAACAACGCAGAACACATTTGAAAGTAAAAATTAGAATGGACGCTTGAAAGCTTTTACCTCTGCGTGATTGTCAGACTGCTTTTCAAGATTTTTAATAGCTTCGGAATAGTATTGGTCGTACATAATCTTGAAATTATTAAAAGAACCAGAAAATCCGCAGATTTTAGCAAGTGCATAAACAGAAGCGATCTGAGCATTATCCATATTGTACACCTCCCTTCTGGGGAAATTATACCACAAAAGGGAATGAATAGCATAGGAGGTGAGAAAGTGACGGAATTAAAAGCTGTCAGAAATCTCGAATCAGGAAAACTGATGCGTGGAGATAACGAACTTGGAAACGCAAAGTATTTCCTCAGGAAAGAAAACGGCGAAGAAGTGTATTTGGAAGATATAATCGCAAGTCTGGCGTTCAGCCTTGGAGAACAGGTGGAAGAAAATATTAAAAAGGGCATAGATGAACCATATCTTGCCTATGCCCTTGATGTTTTGTCTAATGCACGCAGATTAGGCATTTGAAACACTGGATGAACATTTTATTTCTTTCCCAAATTTAAGAAAAAGTGTTCATCGTGTGTTTCCAGAAGTTCAGAGAACTCTTTGCGAATTTGAAAATACTTTTGGCAAATATGACCATCGTCAAAATAAGCATGTTCCAATTCGCGACTTAACTTCAAAATAGCTAAATCATGAGCAATTTGTAACTTGTCCATAAAAACACCTCCTTTCATAAGGAGAGTATATCACATAAAAAATCGGAGGGACATAAAAACGGTAAAAGCATTAATCCTGTCAGCTTTGATCGGCGGTATGTCACCGTACCTGCCGTTCTGGAGATTTGACAGAGCATCACAGCCGGTTGCAGTAGCAATCATAATGTTTATCTTATCATTCGTGGTTATTTACCCGGATGAAGCAAAGAAAATAGGAGGAAAAGAAAGATGATTAATACAAGATTAGGAGAACTTACACTCAAAGGCAGTAAAAAAGAATTAATAGCTGACTTAGCTGTTATCGTTCGGGGAATCAAAGAATCTATTATGGAAGGCGAAAAAGAAACAGAGGAATCTGCAAAACAGGAGATTGACGAAGCAGTCAAAATCGGGTTAATGAATGAAGAAGAATTTCGAACTTTTCAAAAAGAAAAAATCAAAGAAGCTGCATCAGCGTTTATTGATGGTTTGCTTGGAGGGATTTTCAATGAAGATAAATGATTTTGATAAGACTGTAGATGAACTGTACCAGTTATGCAGACGGGTTCAGAAAGAAACCGGTAGAACGGTAGCATTTCATTTCGCAAACTACAAGATCGGATGCAGCCTGCACATCAATATATATAAGAAAGAATCATTAAGAGAGTTTGATATGTATAGCATTACAGAGGGCGGTTATCAGCAGGAAGAAAATGTGAAGAAAGCAACTGACCATTTAAACAAAATTTTGATGGACAACAAATGTCCGTATTGTGAGGAGGATTGTGATGGAGAAAGAAAATAAGATGGATTTCAGAGCAGAGACCGTAGCCGAGGAATACGCCGAATTAGTTGGCAGACTAAAGGCATTCAAAGCATACCTCGATTCTAGCGAGAGCGTAATCATTGACAAGAAAATTTGTATCGCTATGTTAGGTCTCGACTCAGATTAAAAGTTGGCTCCATGGGTACCGGAAATACCACACGGAGCCGCGTATCTAACTTAATTGGCTAAGTTAAATACAGGACAAGTATAACACACCTTCCTGTATTTATCAAATAAATAATTAGGAGGGCATTTTTTATGTCAAAAACACACATCCAGAACGCAGAAACATCAACACTTGCAAGCGAGATCATTTCCGACCTTGAGAAAGAAAGAAAGAAACTTAAAGTCGAAAACAAGAATCTCAGAGAAACAGTAGTAACACTCGGCTTAATGCTGACAAAAATTTTGAAAGAGGGCGATTCGGAAAATGAAAATGCGTAGCGAAAACCAGGTTCTTTTGTCCGGAGATATTCCGCAGGGATTTATCCAGACACATGAAAACCATAATGGCAGGAAGATGTATACCGGAGAAATGCACATTTTCCGAGACAACTGTATTTACGACGTTATTCCTGTAATTACCACAGAAGAAATGGTGAAAAGAGGAACTGATTTTACCGTTTCCGTGTATGGAGAAATGAGAAGCCGGAAGGACCATAAACTTACAGTAGATTATGTCACGGCGTTGGGAATAGATTATCTTGACAGACCGGAAGAAAAGGATGCAAACGAAGTATACCTGATCGGAGATGTGATTAATATTATCCCGCTGAAAGTAGTAAAAGAAGAGGGAGAAGAAAAAGTAAACTGGATTCTCGCCAGAGTTCTGTTAAGCGTTAAGAGAGCTAAGAGACGTAACGGGCACCAGAAATCAGACTGTATTTCATGCCTTGTCTGGGACGAGAACGCTGAGACCGTTAGAAACCTTGAAAAAGGACAGAAGCTAAAGGTATTCGGAAGATTCCAGAGCCGAGAAAGATGGTGTTCAGAGAAACAGGAGAGAATCACGGAACTGGATGTATCGGTAAAGAGATTGGAGATTTTGTAATATGAAAAAAATCGAAGTAAGAGAGATTAGATTGACCGACTTTAAAGGTCAGTCGGAAAAGAAAATAGAGTTTGGACACAGAACAGTCGTTTCCGGGAAGAACGGATGCGGGAAAACCACACTGGCAGATGCGTTTATGTGGGTATTCTGCGACAAGGATTACAGTTTAAAGAGCAACCCGGATATCAGACCTGATGATGGTAGAGAATGTCTACCAAGAGTCGATATTGACCTTGTAATTGATGGAAAGTCAGTAAGCGTAGCGAAATTCCAGAAGCGCACAGAAAGTAAACCAAAGGACGGGAAGCCGGGCAAGGTTGCATTATCCAACAAATACGAAATCAACGGTGTTCCGAAAGCTGAAAGAGATTTTAAAGTTGATTTAAAAGAGCGAGGATTTGACTTTGATAATTTTCTTATGCTGTCGCATATGGAAATCTTCACAGACTTAAAAGATGCAGATGCCAGAAAAATTCTGTTTTCCATGTCAGACGGTGCCGGAAAATCAGATTTAGAGATTGCCAAGACAGTTTCAGATTGTGCCGAGTTGGTACCGCTTCTGGAAACCTACAAGGCAGACGAAATCAAAGCCATGAACAGCGCGACACTGAAAAAAGCAGAGGAACAGTTGAAAGCTATTCCAAACCAGATTATCGGCATGGAAAATTCAAAAGTTGATGCTGATGTTGCGGAACTGGAATTGCAGAAGAACGCCTTGCAGGAACAGATTTCTGACCTTGAAAAGCAGATTGCACAGGCAGGAAACGAGCGAATCAGAAAGCTCAGAGCGGAACTTTCGGACTTAGGCGTTCGGAAATATTCTTTCGAGTCAAAAGCATATGAAGAAGTCTCAACGAGAAAAACTGCAATTCAAATTAAAATCAATGAGTTGCAGTCAGAAAGGAATCTGAAAACAGCCGAATTAAACAGAAAGACTTCTGCTTTGGAGAGTTTGAGATCGCAGAAGAAAGAGTTGCTCGAAAAATTACAGAACGCTAGAACACAATATCCCAAAATCAAGGATGCAGAATGGGACAACACAGTTCTGGAAAATATTGAATCTGAGACATTCAAGGATGCAGAGACTATTTGCCCGACTTGCGGTCAGAATCTTCCATCAGAGCAGATTGAGCAGTTAAAGAGCAGATTCGAGCAGAAGAAGCAGGAAAGAATCAATCAGCAGTTAAAAGCTAAGGAAGAATGGGAACAGGACAAGAAGCGTAAACTTGATGAAGTTATTCAGGCTGGCAACAAAGCGTCTGCCGGAATGAAAGAAGCACATAAGCAGGAAGAAACTCTCACATCTGAGATTTCCAAACTGGCAGGGGAATTAGAGCAGATTAAGACTTCTCTGGACGCAGAAAACAAGAATCTGGAAGCTATACCGAAAGAGCCAGATTTCTCAGAAAACGCCGAATATCAGCAGATTCTTACAACAATCAAAGAGAAAGAACAGGAGCTTAATTCTCTGGACGATGGCGAAGAAGCAAATAAGCAGCTTTCAGAGCAGTTATACGGTAAGAAGCAGGAACTGGCAGCAGTTAATCAAAAAATCGGAGAAGCAAACAACAACGTCCGAATTGACGAACAGATCGAGAAGCTTCAGGAAAGCCTGAAACAGTACGCACAGAGCAAGGCTGACGCACAGATGATTCTGGATGAACTGAAATCCCTGAGCATGGCGAAGAATACAGCCCTTGAAGATGCAGTAAACCAGTATTTTAGCGGAGTTAAAGTGAAACTGTTCGATACACAGAAGAACGGCGAAGTCGTAGATGCTTGCATCTGGCACGTGCAGGACAAGGACGGTAACTGGAAGAAACTGATTGGGAACGCCAATACAGCCCTGATGATGAAAGGAAAAATTGCCATCATGGACGGTTTGCAGAAGTTTTATGGCGTGAGTTATCCGATATTTGTAGACTGTGCAGCAGAACTGGACAACAGCAGTCTGGCGGGTATTAAGGCAGATGCACAGTTGATATTCTTGAAAGTTGCTGAGGGGGATATGGCAGTAACGGAGATTTGAGAGGGGTGAGCAAATGCAATTAGCTACATGGGGAACAATCAAATTTAAAGCAGATGCGCAGAAATGCGCAGATGAAATTATGGAAATATGTGAAGAACTTGAATCAGCAACACCACAGCAGATTCTTGAAAAAGCCAGAGACAGCAACACTGAACTTCACAAGTGTTTTACATGGGATGATACCGAAGCTGCTGAGAAATGGAGAATTTCAGAAGCCAGAGCAATTGTAAGGAATCTTAAAATCATCGAACAGAAATCGGATAAACAGTCAGAGCCGACAACGATCAGAGTTTTCTACAAAACCGATAACGAGTCTGGATATAAACCAACAAAGCTAATTTTAAAGAAGCCAGACGAATACAAAGCACTTGTAGAGCGTTGCAGGAGCGAACTTCTGGCAATAAAACAGAAATTCAATAGTATCTCAGAATACGAAGAAATATGGGAACTGATTAATTAAATATCGAAGCCGCTACTGTGCTGATATGCCTATATTGGCAAGAACAGGAAAACATGCAACAGAATATAAAAGCATAAATCAGAACACAATAAGTTATTACCAGTATGGGTTTATGAGTGCAGTAGCGGCAAATTTCCTACGTTGATATGCCTGTAAAATGGGCAAAAAGGCATATTGCAGGACACAATAGCATAGAACAAATCAGAAAAGTATATAGAACCTTTACTTAATTTTACAGGTTTATGAGCGTAGGAAACCACAGCATTTCAACGGAGGACTGTTTTACAGGCGGTATAACCGTCAGCACATGACAAAACAGGACAGAACAATGTAGCACAATATAGAACATAATAAAACAACATATGACTTTTATATCGTCTATAAAGCAGTCCTCCAAACAAAATTGAATATTGGGTAGGTGGCATGAAAGAAAATGCTACAACACAGAGCAGTAAAACAAAGAATATCATAACGCAAAACATAACAATTCATGTTACCTACCGAGCATTCAACACAGATGTATTTAACTGGTAGTGGAATCTGCCAAGAAAATTATATCTCTGCATAATAGAGAACAGCACACGAAAGTAAAATACAGCATATTCTACTACTTGCTAAGTACATCTGGGATTTGCGTAAAGGTTCAAGCGGATTACTCCGCAGGATACCATAGGGTACCGTAGAATACCGCAGAACAAAATAAAGCAAAACAGCATACTACATACATATTTATTGCAGAATAATCCGCTTGAGCGTTTGCGCAAACAGAAACTATAAATCAAACCATAAAATTTCGGAGGAAAAACACAATGGCGAAAGAAAAATCATTTACAATCGAACCCTTAAAAGAAACAACATTAAAACTGGAACTTATCGGTGATACAGACCTTATTCTTCATAAGAGAAGCCGTTACTACGAACAGGCTGAATGTTGGAAACAGGCACACGATAAAGGAACAAAAATGCCGGAAATCTACAACCAGTCAAAAAATATTTGGGAGGGCTTGATTACAGGCATTCACTGGGAAAAACCGATTCAATTTCACGATGAAGATATTTCTCTTTACACGCAGGAGGAATGGGAATCATACATGAAAAATAATCGTCCTTGCATTCTGACACAGGCATTTAAGAAAGCATTTACTGAGACTTTTATTACTTTCTTCAAGGATTCCACTGGGAAGAAAGGAACCGATATTAAACGTTCACTTTCAATGGCAGGCTCAATTTGCCCGGTAAATTTTGAGAGTGTTGAAGTTGTGAGCAATATCGTTCCTACATCTGGAATCAGCGCAAGCCCGGTTCTTTGTAGTAGCAATGTATTTCATAATTGGAGAACTACAATTGAGGTATCTTGCCCGGATATTGTATTTCCACATGAGACAGTTTTACAGTTGATCGAGACCAGTGGAAAGTATATTGGAATCGGTACACAGCGAGCAAACGGAAATGGACGATATCACATTAATCCAGAAAACGTAACTGTTATTTAATAAGGCATTTTCGGTGGCATATGAATCCGGGTGAATGCCCGGACATATAGAAAATTTCAAGCAAATACAGAACAGGACAGAAAAGGAAAAAACAGAAAAAGACAAATTATTTCATCCTGTTTCATATGCCACTGAGCATAACTTTCAGGTACATTCACGGTGGATTGAGGTTCACCTAAAAAAACAAACATCAGGAAAGAACAGTTAATTATAGTACACAACAGGGCAGAATATATCAAACTAAAAACTCAATTCACTATGTATGTACCTGAGAGAAATATAAAAATCAAGAAAAGGAGATAAAAAAATGGCAGAAACAACAAACACAACACCAGTAACACAGAATCAGGAAAAGAGAACACCAGTGAAACTGATGACAGATTTCAGTTTAGGTATATTTGGAAGTTCTGATAACTTCACAATGGCAACTCAGATGGCAAAGGCTTTCGCCGCGTCAACAATCGTTCCCAAAGATTACCAGAACAATTGGGCGAATGGTCTTGTAGCAATCGACATGGCAAACCGTCTGAAAACAAGCCCTCTTACGGTTATGCAGAATCTTGATGTAATTCAAGGCAGACCAGCGTGGAGAGCAACATTTCTGATCGCAATGATTAACAGCTCAGGAAAATATGATTTCGAGTTACAGTTTGATGAAGAAACTGACAAGGGCGGCGCCCCGTATGCTTGCACCTGCTGGACAGAAAAAAACGGAAGAAAAGTAACAGGAATCAAAGTCACAATGGACATGGCAAAAGCCGAGGGATGGACAAGCAAAAACGGTTCAAAATGGAGAACCATGCCGCAGGTAATGCTTAGATACAGAGCTGCTTCTTTCTTCTCAAGAATGAATTGCCCGGAGCTTTCAAATGGCCTTTACACTACGGAAGAAGCTGTCGAAATTGCAGATGCGGATTATAAAGTTTACGACTTGGAAAAAGCTGTTGAAGAAGATATTAAAAGGAATGCTAACAAGGAAGAATTTGTACCAGATGAGCCGGCAGCAATCGAAGAACAGCCTAAGCAGCCAACGGTCGCAGAAGTCGTAAAGACCGCCGAGAAAGAACCAGCTTCGGCAGCAGGACAGGAACCAAGCATACCAGATTTTATGAAGCAGGAAGAAATGTAGAAGGGAAGCTACATTAATATGGTAGGAACATTAGCAGAAGCGTTCAAAAATATGGAGAATGGTCTTTATGACTACACAGAGAATGGAAAATGTGTAGGGTGCGGTGCTTGCTGTTCCACCCTACTCCCGGTTTCTGGTAAAGAGATAAAAGAAATCAGACGGTACATCAAAAAGAATCATATACAGGAACAGCAACACAATTATCCAGTCAAGAATCTTGGGCTTGACCTGACCTGTCCGTTTTTGAATGACTCAAAAAGGAATAATAAATGTGAGATTTATCCGGTCAGACCGGAGATATGCAGAAGCTTCATGTGTAATGACCCACACGGGGCGAGACAGAATAAGAAGTTATTGCATAAGAAATACGAACCGGTTGACATGAGAGAATTATTCTTCGGAGATGATCGAACATGATGTACTTTGACTGCATCAATTTTGATCGGTGCGACTCAGGAAAGTTCGGAAAATATATGGCTTGTATCGGGCGGTGTGAAAACTGCCCGTACTATGAGTCAGTAAAAGAATATTTCAAGAAACGAGGTGAGAACTATGAGGATTATATCTCAGAATGGAGAAATCAATCTTCCGTATGAAATGACAGCATTGATTGTTTCGGAAAATTACATACAGGCGGTATTTGCCGGAGGGATACAGCAAAGCCCATATGTGATGGCAGTTTATGAAAGCCGAGAAAAGTGTCAGAAAGCAATGGAAATGTTAAATAGAGTGTATGCAGGAATGTTTTTATCACAAAACGTTGAAATGAGTGATGACGATTACGAGGAATTTATAAAAATGGCTGCAAGAGGTTTTGATGATTCAAAAACCATGGTTAGCAGTCCAGATATGAAATTTGAACCAGCAAACATTGTATTCAGATTTCCAAAGGATTGAGAGGTATAAAAAATGAGTTATAGCAGTTTATATGGAATTGATAAGGATTACAAAGGAGAGGTTATAGAAGAGTTCGGAAATTCATGGCTGTTTGCACCTATTGTGTGGGATGTCTTGACAGAAAAATATATCCCGCCAAGTAAATTAATAAGTCATGGATTTAAGAGAAATATCATTCATGATACTTCTCTTTGGAACGAAGTAAACAATGAAATTAACAATTGTGACAATGCGGTAGACAGGATTTGCTGGGAATTTTCTGGACAACAGGTTTTCTTCATAAAAGATAAGAGCTGTGTGGCAAATGCAATAAGAGACTTTATTAAGCAAAATAATAATTATTGCAGAGACACCAAAGATAATATCCCGGTGCTGGAAAGAGAGCACATCATTGAAAGATTCGAAAAGATTGCTAGTGAAATAGAACTGTTATCGGAAGATACACCGTATTTTGTAATGAAGAATACTTCTTTTGGCGATAGCGTAGAAAGATGGTTCAGAAAATACGATGATAAGAAACATGAATATGTAGAATCTAGCCTTAGTCAGGTTCATGAACCTGTTACAGAATTTGTAGTGATCGAAGATGGAAAAATCGTGAATTTCATAAATAATTTGGAATTTGAATATTGAAAGTGAGGTGATGAAAAATGTTCATGAGAGTGATAAACACAGGCAGTCAACCGGGAAACTGCTATGCGCTTAAATCCGAATCCGGCGAAATCTTACTTTTGGATTGCGGATGTAGATACTCGGAAATTCTAAAAGGAATTTCTTATAGGATATCGGACGTTTTGGGGTGTTTAATAAGTCATGAACATGGTTGATTAAGGTGACCATAAGAAGTCGTACAAAGAAATATTGAACGCAGGTATTCAGATTTACACCAATGACGAGACAGTTGAGAGTGTAAACGCAATCTCTGGGGAGCTGATGATCGGATTGCCAGAAAAGAAACCAAAGGACATAGGTTCGTTCCGGGTAACGCCGTTCTACGTCCCACACGACAATACACCAAACTTCGCGTACCTGATATCGCATGAGGAATGCGGGCGACTGATATATGCGACAGACTTCTCATATTTGCCGTTCACATTCAAGAACATGAGAATAAATCACTTCCTTATAGAATGCAATCATCTGGACGAATCACCGGAACAAGATTCGTTTAAGTTTGAGCACTCCGTCCGGGGGCACAGCAGCTTATCTACTGTAAAAGAGATTATCCGAGTGAACAAGACCGCTTCACTCAGAACCATAACGCTGTGTCACCTGTCAGAGGGATGGGGAAATCCGGAAGTGATGCAGAATGAGATACAGGACGTTGCCGGGGATGATGTTCTGGTGCAGATCGCAAGACCGGGACTGAATGTTGATTTGAATTTATGCCCGTTTTGAAAGGAGAAAAAATGGAAATTGATAAATCAAAATTAAAGTTGGGAATTTGGTATGAGGATGAAAACGGAAATTTAATTAAGCCAGAAGATGATTTGGCGTGTGAAGCACCAGAAGGAGCGAGAACGTACCATTCCTGCTTTCCGTTACAAATAACAGAACACGTTTATGTAGTGCATGGCAAAGCTGAGAAAGAAGCGTGCAAGCACAAACGGAAATATTGGAAAAAGGATACAGGTCTGATAAGGGGATTAAAAGGCCATATATGCACTAATTGTGGGTGTAGCCAAACAAGAAAGTGGTGGCAGCCATGGGGAAGAAAATGGGATTACGGAACGGATACCACACCACTTATTGACTTTCATACAAGTATTGGAGGTGGAAATCAAGATGTCATAATGGCAATGGTAAACAGCGGAGATTATACATTACAGGAAGCACTTGTTGTTTTTTCTACGGCCTGCGAAAGATGTATGAATGTGCTTGCATACAAGTATTTGAACGGAGCAGATGGGTACGAAGAATATTCAGATGAGTGGAAAAAATGCAATACTGAATGCGATTTTTGCAAGAATAGTTAAATTGAGATTCACGAACCATACAGGGAGGAAACAAAATGAAACAGTGGACAGAAGAAGAACTTATTAATGACGGAAACAGATTAAGAAATGCTGAAATCACAAATGTATCATTAAATTTCAAAGATCACGGAGTACTTACCCTTGACCTCACTCTTTCTGGCGGTGGATGGGGAGTTGTATTCGGAGGATATGTTTTAGGACATGGTTACCTTGGCTCGGAAAACTTTAAAGGTTCAAAGGCAGGGCTTGAAGTGATTATGAGAATCATGGACGTTGTTGGCGTAGATGACCTAATAGAAATGAAAGGAAAGCATGTCAGAGTTGCTATGAAAGGACTTGGACATTCAGTGAAAATTATCGGAAATTTCATTAAAGATGAATGGTTTGATTATGAAAGCTTCTTCGAAGATGAGAAGCCACTTCCAGAACCATATAAGGGAAATTAAAAAGCACCGACTATTTATCGGCACTTTTTACAAAATCTTGGAGAATGGTAATAACCAGATTATTGAAACTTCTGTTCTCCTGCTTGGCAATCTGCTCAAGTTGTTCTTTAAGCTGTATCGGGAACGTGATATTAGTTCTGGTCTTATCAGAATTGCTAGCCATATGAAATCCCTCCCTTGTTTTTAGAACATTGTAGCATTTTTGTCTATCGGTGTCAATTAGATGCCAAAGTGATACCAAAGTGATACCATTTTATCTTGCAATATAGGTGTTGAAGTGGTATCATAGTGGTATCATAATGGTATCAAAAATACACCAAAGAATGAATCGAGGTGATAAGTTTTTGAATAACAACTATAAAAATTTTGTAAAAGCTAAGGCGATTGAAGCTGAGAATAAAAAAAGACTGTTGAAAATCAATCCGAGACTTGACAATAAAAGCGGAATCTATTTTCTGACTAGAATTGATGAAAATGGAATCCAGTATTTTTATATCGGACAGGCAGTTCATATAATTCAGAGGATGTGCTCGCACCTCACAGGTTATCAACATATTGATCTGTCTATAAAAAAACGAGGTTTTTTCAGCATAGATAACCCGTATGGATGGATGATTAACTTTATACATTATCCAGCGGATAAGTTGGATGAAATGGAGCAGTTTTGGATTCTGGAATATACCAAAAAGGGGTATCAATGCAGGTACAACAAAACATCTGGTAGCCAAGGCGAAGGAAAGGAGAAGATAAATGAATTTAAGCCTGCTAAAGGCTATAGGGACGGCATACAGCAAGGCAAGAAAGCCCTCGCCAGAGAACTGTCGCATATCATAGATACGCACCTGCAAGTTTCTTTGAAGCCAGAGAAACAGAATAACAAAGTATCAATTCGGGCTTTTGAAAAATTCCAGAACTTGATTGATGAAAAAACATATGAAAAGGAATCGTGAATATGGACGCATTAAGGCATCAAAAACACATGCAATGGATGCAGAACCGTAAGGATATTTATTATTTCATCCGTAAATACGCAATGTCTCACAAAGGGACTCCAACAACCAAGAAGATATCTGAGGAACTAGATATCAGTAGGAGTGCAGTTCAAAGGCATCTAAGGCAGTTCGAGGACGATGGATTGATCGTATTTCACGGAACCAGTTCGCACAGGACATACGAACTGATAGGAGTAAAGAAACATGAAACTGTATGACGTATACGACGGTTCAAAGTATATCGGGGAGCTAACGCTTGCTGAAATATCAGAATTGACAGGAAAGACAAGATGTCAGATATCGCAGGCAATCAGCGGGGCATATGACATTAACGGAAGATATGCGGTCATATATGATGGGCAACAAACAATCGCATACTCAAACAAGAATGACCGCAGGATGTTAATGGAATTTGACATTCTGACTCAGAAGATAAGGAGGGCTGTCGGTTGGGAAAGTTAAAAATCAAGCAGAAAAAGAAAGCATTCATTCCGTATACGAATCAGCAGGCTCATATATTTGCGCAGTCTATCCAGAACTGCCAGAAAGAGCTTAAGGAAATGGAAAAGAAAGCCTATGAAGATGGTTTTACCGTTGGTGAAGATTGGAGCAATACGATCAACACTGTCACAACTATGATGGCTCTGAGACGTTTATATGGCTTTTCTACGAAACGATTGCTGGATGTGGTAAGAACTGCCAATGGGTATGTTGAAATGGCAAACAGGGGCGAAATGAGCGTTCTGAGCATGATACAGGACATTGAAGAGAACACAGATGTAAGATTTGATGAGATGAATAAGAATCTGGTTAAGAAGATGGGAGTATAGGATGGATTTAGAACAAAAAGCAATTGAGAGAATTCGACTTGCATCTGATCTCTCGTTGAAACATTATGGAAAGCCACTTGTATGTACATATTCCGGCGGGAAAGATTCTGACGTAATGTTAGAACTCTTTCGTAGGGGGGCATACCATTTGAGGTACACAATAGTCACACCACGGAAGATGCACCGCAAACTGTACGGCACATACGAAAGGTATTTAAAAGTCTGGAAGAAAAAGGAATTAAATGCGAAATAGAAATGCCGAAGTATAAAGGTGAACATATCACGATGTGGAAACTGATTCCATTAAAATTGATGCCACCAACAAGACAAGTTCGCTACTGCTGTCAAGTCCTTAAAGAAACAGGGTGTGCAAATAGATATATTGCTACTGGCGTAAGATGGGCCGAAAGCAGGCAGAGAAAAGAAAGAGAAGAATTTGAAAAAATTGGTGCGACAAAGGCAACTAAAGAAAAATTCACATCAATTATGCTAATGAACGACAATGACGCCAATCGCAGAATGAACGAACTTTGTATGCAGAAAAACAAAATGGTTGTTAACCCCATCATTGACTGGAAAGATTCTGATATATGGGAGTTTATTAATTCAGAGCATATAGAAACCTGTGAATTGTACAAATGTGGATATGACAGAGTTGGTTGTATTGGCTGCCCAATGGCTGGAAAAAAGAGATATAAAGAATTTGCAGATTTTCCTAAGTACAAACAGTCTTATATTAGAGCTTTTGAAAGAATGCTAGATACTCGAAAAGAAAAAGGATTAGAAACCCAATGGGAGACTGGAGAGGATATATTTAGGTGGTGGATGGATGATGACAATTTAGATGGTCAGATGGAATTGTCTGATTTTATTGAATATTGAAAAATCATGGAGGACTGCACAATAGCGCGTCAGTTGCTCACATGGGGAAAGTGAGGATGAAGTATGAAATTAAAAGATTTAACTAACAATCAGAAACGCAAAGAGTTTCTGGAGGATTATACCGGATGGAATTTATGGCTTGCTGTGCCGCAAGTAAGTGAAAAGTATTATTCATATCCGCTTCCGGATAACTCGATGATCGTTGTCAAAGAAACTGAGCACACAAAAGGCGATGACTGGTGGAAGAAGGAAGAACGTGGTGGCTATTACGTTACCACAGAATATTATCTCCTTGAAGGCGCTTGGGAGAGATTCGCAGATTGCAAGAAGAGCAAGACACAGATTGTTGAGCATTTAAGAGAGGTGAAAGCATGAGCGATGAAATGACACTTGTTCAGAGCGAAGATGGCACATTTAGCGCATACGATGATACTTATGACCTTGTAATACATTGTAACTCGAAAGAGGAACAGGAGAAAACTATTGAGCGTTTAAAAGCTACTAACTGGATTCCGGTCAGTGAAAGATTGCCAGAGATCAAAATGGATTATGAGGAATGCTATTTAGTTACAGATGGCATATTTTGCTGGATGGCATATTACACATCTGAAAAAGAATGGATTTTTGCAGATTGTACAAATTGCAAAAATAAAATTGATTGGACAGATATTATTGCATGGATGCCGCTTCCGAATCCAATGAAAGAAGATGACGTTTAAATGGGGAAAGTAAAGAATTTAAAGGGTGAAAGATTTGGTAAATTAACAGCAATCGAATTTGTTGGAATAGGAAACAGGCATTATGCCATGTGGAGATGTACTTGCGATTGTGGGAATGAATGCATAACGAGTGCGGACGTTTTAACAAGGAAAAGAAATCACTCATGCGGATGTCTAGCCAAGGAGCATCTGAAAGAAATGAGCAAAAATAATATTGCGCACGGAATGACTGGAAGCAGATTGTTAGGATGTTACAAAGCGATGATGAGTAGGTGCTATAGAGAAAAAGACATTCACTATAATGCTTATGGCAAACGTGGGATTGTTGTGTGCGATGAATGGAAAAATGATAAAAATACATTTATACAATGGGCTTTAACTAATGGATATTCCGATAACCTTACGATTGACCGTATAGATGTTAACGGTATCTATGAGCCATCTAATTGCAGATGGATTCCAATGAGTGAGCAATATAAGAACAAACAATCGAATTGTAAGAAAATATTTCCAAAGCCATATAAGGAGGATTAAATGGGGTATTGTAAATTAGAATGCCCGGACGGTGAAACACAGTGCTGCATCTGCTGTACTAAACAGGAGTCTTGCCAGTGCAAATGTGATGATATGGACATTTATGAAGAAGCGGAGGAGTGTGAGGATTATGAAACTGATTGATGCTGATGAATTAATTAAATACATTAAAATTTGGGAAATTGGCACAAGTATTAGTTCCGACCAGAAAGAGTTTATTGATTGTGTTAATAAACAGCCGACAGCATTTGATGTGGATGCAGTTATGGAGCAGTTGGATGCATACATAACAAAGCTGGTTGGAAGAAATGCTGCACTATATAAGACGGTTATGCAAATTGTGAAAGGTGGTGGAGTAGATGGCCGTTAAAGGGATTTTATTCAATACGGAAATGGTTCGGGCTATTTTGGACGGGAAAAAAAGTTGTACCAGACGCTTGGTAAAAACAAGACGAAAAGATGCTTGTGGTTTTTATGTGACAAGAAGAAAAGCAGACGGTTTGTTTGCAGGAATCTACGAATATGATGAAAATGAAAGTATGTTTGATAATCAGTTGGAACCGCCATATCAGCCGGGCGATATCATTTATGTGAGAGAAACATGGCATAAATACATAAAGCGTGTAGGAGAAGGACAAAACTGTCACTTGGCAGAGTTTTACGGCTACAAGGCAAGCGTGGCAAATTCAGAAGATGCGGGCGAGCCTTGGAAACCATCCATCCACATGCCGAAAGAAGCCGCACGTATCTGGCTTAAGGTTACGGATGTTAGGGTGGAGCGGCTACAGGAGATCACTGCTGATGGTATTCGCAATGAGGGGCTTTCTTCCGCAGCTGTTCACTGCGGAGATATGGAGATTGCGTTAAAAGAATGGGAAAATCTCTGGAATAGCACCATCAAGAAATCTGACCTTGGCCGCTATGGCTGGAATGCATCACCGTGGGTCTGGGTAATAGAATTTGAGCGGTGTGAGAAAACGCAGGAGGAACACAAATGAGTAACGCAAGCGTAAGATTCGGAACAAAAGCGTATGTATGCGCAAGATACTTTCTTAGACCGGGAAAGTGCTTCAAATACATAGACCAGCGTGGCGAGGATGCCACAGAACACGTCTATGAGGTCATGGCATTATATCCTTATTGTGTATTGTTAAGAGATACCAGAAACGGAGTCAGAACTTGCCCGGGATATAACACTTTGAGCCTGATGCTGAGAGGAAGTGAAGCGAGTGAGTAAATCAGTATTAGTGATTGATACACCAGAGAACTGCTTAGATTGTCAATTTTGTTATGAATTAGATGAAGGCGTTGAAGCATGTTGTTCAATCTCAGATGATGATGAAGACGCAAGTCTCATGAAGAAAATTGATTGCGAACATGGATATTGTCAATGTAAGCCTGATTGGTGCCCGCTGAAGCCATTACCGGAGAAAATGACTGGAGTAGCTCAGACAGATCACTGGAACAGTATAAAAGCAGGTTGGAATCAGTGCATTGATGCAATTACAGGAGGAAACGCAGATGATTAACTTAACGAATACATGTGTTCTGGTTAAAACAAAAGAAGAAAATGAAATGCTTCTCAAAGAAGCTAAAAAGCAGGGGTTTCATTGGCATTCAAAAGACGATTGTAAACCATTACTAGCGCAAAGGTTCCCAGATGTTTTAAAATTTTGCAAAACCAAAGATATTGCTTATTGCGCACGTATTTGGCCAGATTACACTTTCTACGAAGCCTCAGAACTTCTCGGGACGAAAGAAATGACGGCAAGAGAGTTTATTGAGCGGATTGCAGATGTTTGTAGATACATCGAATCTGGCGGTGGAGAAGTTAAAAGAGGTGAAGTAGATGGAGAGATTAACACTTGACGATATGATAAAGGCACTTAAATGCGTTGCCAGCCAGGATACTATAGGTGATTGCTATGCAGGCCACGAAAACTTCATGCATAGGAATGATGAGCATAAACGCATTGTCTGTGGAACTGGCGAGGATTTAAGAGATTATATAAGCGGGAAGGAAGCGGTTGGATGCCCGTATTATCAAAATACTTATGGATGTTGTTTTGAAAATGGGGAATTATCTTGGTTGAAAGATGTTGCAGAGCTGTTGGAAGAATTGAAGTCTTACAAAGACCTAGAAGAACAGGGATTACTTGTGAGATTGCCGTGTAAGGTTGGCGATTCTGTCTTCATCATTGTTGGTAAAGATGTTTCAAAACAGAAAATAATAAAGGTAGAAATTTCTGATAATGGAATTATCTTTAAAACGAATAGGCAGAAAAGAATATTTAGCATTGCCGGGCTTGGAGAAAACGTATTTCTCACCCTTGAAGAAGCTGAGAAGAAGCTGGAGGAGATGCAGAATGCTAAAAATGCCTAAGTCAATGAAATATAATAAGATTCCCGAAATGTGTGGAACATGTATTTATCGCAAATGGGTTCGTGAGTTTCTGGATTATGTGTGCACGAATCCGGACCCAGAATTACATGGAACAGCAGTTGATTTCGATGATTATTGCGGAAAATGGAAGGAAAAACATGCATAGACATCAATGGATTAAATACCATCATCACAGAAGAGGATGGGTGTACAGATGTAGATTTTGTGGAAAGCTTTGCAGATAGAAGAAAGTGAGTAAAAATATTTGGAATGGGAGGATTAACATGAAACCAGAAGAAGCAATTAAAATCTTACAGGAACGTATTGGCTTAACTAAAAAGGTCTGGTCGAATGTACCAGAAATTATTAAGTACCGTGAAGCATTAGAATTAGCAGTTAAAGCGTTAGAAAATCAGACCCCAATGAAACCAAATAACATGAAAACTATTTTCGATTTTTCTGGCAGATATTATGCAACAAAAGGTAACTGCCCAGTTTGTAATAGTGAGGGACTTTATAAATCGGATTTTTATTGCAATAAGTGTGGACAGAGATTAGATTGGAGCGGAAAAGATGGCGTACAACATTGATGAAAGTATTATTGCCAAAAGCATCAAGCATTACGGAGCGGAAATCCAGGGCACTGTCTGTATGGAAGAATGCGCAGAACTGATACAGGCGATCAGTAAAGCAAAGCGCGGAAAGTTTGATGAAAACAATATGACAGAAGAAATCGCAGACGTACTGATATGTATTGAGATATTAAAACAAATTTACAATATTCCGGATTACTCAATCAAAAACTGGATTGAACGAAAGCAGAAAAGAATACTTGACAGAATGGAGAAATAGATATGGGAGACAAAATATGCAAAACTTGCATTGAAAACGATAACGGGCTGTGTGACCGCAAAGGCATCCTGATAGAGGAAGATGATACCTGTGAAAAGCACACAGAAAATTGGATGGACTCTTTAATGGAGAAATTCATTCGAAAATCAATGTGGTAAGGGTGGAAACGCCCTTACTAGACGGGAAGGTGGCTAAATGACAAAAGTGAGTTGGATTCGATTAGAAATAGATATGTTCGACAACAAGAAAATCCGGCATATCAGAAAACTTCCAGAGGGAAACAATATCGTGCTGATCTGGATGATGCTCCTGACAATGGCAGGGCGTTGTAATTCAAACGGAATTATTTTTCTGACAGAGAATATTCCATATACAAACAAGATGCTGGCTGACGAGCTGGACTTTGACGAGAGCGTGATCGAACTTGCACTTACAATTCTTGAAAAGTTCGGCATGATAACCAGAGACGGAACAATGCTTTCAATTCCCGGATGGGAAGAACACCAGAACATTGATGGACTTGAAAAAATCAGAGAGCAGACAAGAAAACGAGTTGCTGAGCATAGAAAGCGCCAGAAAGAATTGTCGGAAGAAGAGATTCCAGAACAAATTTCTTGCGAAAAAGATTTAGTCAAGCCCGGTGATGTGCAGAAAGTAGTCGATGAATGGAATAAGCTTCAGCAGTTCGGTATTCAGCCGATTGCAAGAATGACAGCAAGAAGAACGCAGATGTTGAAAGCAAGAATCCGTGAATACGGCATGGACAAGGTAATGGAAGCGTTGAAAAATGTACAAAACAGTGACTTCCTCATGGGAAAGAAAACTGATTTTATAATAAGCTTTGAATGGTTCGTGAAACCGAACAACTTCTTAAAAATACTCGAAAATAAATACCATAACAGGGAGGATATGCGAAATGGAACTGGCACAGCTCAAAGAAATGTCGAACCAATCATCCCACTTGGAGAATGGAACGGAGAAGAATCAGACACCCCGTTCGCTTGAATGCCCTGAATGCGGGGACAGCGGGTGGAGATGGGTAAGAGATGCAAGTGGTATTCCTTATTGTGAGGAATGCCCTTGCGGAATCAGGAAGAAAACAATCCTTGAAAATCAATTGAAATTTGCAGAGCTTCCAAACGTGTTTAAAGACTCAAATTTTAACGATTTGAAGTCAAGTGTATATTTGAACGCCGAGAGTCGAAAAGTATTTTCTCAGGCAGCTCAGGCGGTAAATTATTGGTTTAAAAACCTTCCTGATATGCAGAAGAAAGGAATAGGATTATATCTTTTTTCAAATGCAAAAGGTTCTGGCAAAACCAAAACAGTATGCAGTTTGTCAAATGAGATCATGAAAAAATACCAGAAGCCTGTCAAATTCACCACGTCTCTCAGAATCCTTGATGAAATCAAGAACACATGGGGAGCCAAAGAGAACGCAGAGGGAAAGTTAATAGAGGATTTGTCCAGAACAGAAGTCCTTATCATTGACGACTTCGGTGCCGATTCTGGCAAGGACTGGATTAATGAAAGATTCTATAGCATTATTAATGGACGGTATGTCGATAGGAAAATTACTATATTCACAAGTAACTGCCAGATATCAGAATTGAAATACGATGAGAGGATCACAAATAGGATTCTGGAACGGTCGCTTGAAATTCCATTTCCGGAAGAATCCGTCAGGGAGCACATCGCGGAACATTTGAGAATGAAGATGATTCAAGGAATGGGAGTAGCAAAATGAGAATAAAAAGATGGAAAGAAATGTCAGAGAGGGAAGTAGTTGAGCTGAAACGTAATCAATGCATGAAATGCGTATATCTTTCTAAAAGCAGTCCGTCATCTATATCGAATGCTACCTGTGATTATATTCTTATTGTTGGTCATTCAAGAGGCTGTCCGCCTACGGAATGCGTACAGAAATGAATTTTAAAGCGTGGTAAGAGAAAAGGTGGAGAGAGTGAATATGGATTATGACATCACACCCGAAATGGTAGGAACGTGTGTAAACATCATCATGGATTACTGCAAAGCGACAGATAATAAATGTGAGAGCTGTGCGCTTCGAGTTACCTGCCAACACAGCTTTAAAATCCCGCCGTTTGCATGGAAGAGGGAAGAACATGAGAACAATAAGCGAAATGTATAAGCGTTCTGGAGGAACAGCATATCAGCATAAATGCGCTGAATGCCGATTCTATAGGGACGGAAAGAGAGGAAAATGTCTGATGTACGGCGGTGATCGGGATTGGCATGGAAATTTCATTGCCTGTAAATTCTTTAATCTCGAAGATGATATGCCGGAAGGACAGATGAATATTTTTGATTATGTGTGAAAGAAAGGAGGAACGAGGAACCGCTGGCCAGCGAAAGGATATCCCGGTTCCTCCTTATTTTTTATGAATAATGACGACTTGAAATATGCTATAGAGAATGGTATTATCGACTTATCTCACATACAAGAAAACATAGAGATGAGCAAAAGAAGGGACATATTGGAACAATATGAAGCTAGTATTTGGGAGGCTTCGGACGGATATTGGAAAATCCGTATTTATGATGATGAAACTAAGAAAAGAAGACTGATTAAGAGGAGAAACAGGGAAGACCTGGAAGATGAAATAGTCAGAATCTATAAGGAAAAGATTGAGAATCCTAAAATAAGTGAAATCTTTGATGAATGGCTTGAACGCCGTCAGGAACTGGGCAAGATATCAATGTCCACAAAGCAGAGATACCAACAGGTTTTTGACCGCCATTTCAAAGAATTTGGTACTGAAAGAATACGAGATGTTGACTCGGAGGATTTTAGTAGTTTCCTTGAAGAGCAGACGGGGAAATACAATCTGACAGCAAAGGGATTCTCAAACCTCAAGACAATAGCCAGAGGCACATTGAAATGGGCGAAGAGAAAGAAACTGATAGATTGGAACGTGGAAGAGCTTTTTTATGATCTGGACGTGAGCGACCGTGAATTTAAGAAGAATGTTAAGGAAGAATTAGAAGAGGTATTCAGCGACGCCGAAATGAAAAGAATCGTTGATTATCTCAAAGACAATCTTGATATGGTAAATCTTGGAATTCTGCTTATGTTTGTGACTGGAATAAGAGTCGGCGAATTAAGTTCGCTAAAGTGGGAAGACTGGGTTTATAGCAGCAACGTGGAAAGTCCAAGCATATTAAAGATACGCCGTACGGAGACACGGTACACTGTTGATCATAATTTAGTTTTCGATGTGAAGAACTTTCCGAAATCGGAAGCAGGTGTGAGAAATATAGTAATTCCACGTGGATGTGTCTGGATTCTGCAAAGACTAAGATGCATGTCAGCATTCTACGAGTACATATTTTTCATGGATGGTCACAGGCTTAATACATCTGTATTTAGACGGCGACTATACAAGGCTTGCAAAGAAACAGGATGTGTTCAGAAATCACCGCACAAAATCAGAAAAACTTACTGTTCAATTCTTCTCGATCACAGTATTGACAACCAGATGGTAATATCTCAGATGGGACATTCAAATATAAAATGTTCCGAGAATTTCTACCACAGAGACAGAAAAACACTTGCAAAAAAGCAGGAAATCATGGATAATATTCAGGAATTTTCGGTTATAGCAAAATAAAAATCTGATCTAAAGTATGGTTGTTTTTTTACTGGCAGGGAACAGCTAGGGAACAAAAGGGAACACCTTGAAAATCCCGAAAGCCCTTGATTTTACTGGAAAATAAGGGTCCTATAAACGGGTTCGATTCCCGTACTGGCTGCTAAGAAAACCTTGATTTTATGCGGGTTTCGGGACTTCTGGAATCCGCAAGGGAACACCCTAGGGAACACAAACAAATATTCGATAATAAGACATGGAGGAATCTTGTATGTGAGATATAAGAAAGCCTCAGATAAAATCGCTGAAAGGCGATTATTTTTTTGCACTTTTTTAATGAATACAGTATAATGTATTCAAAGGAGTGAGACAGTATGATACATACCGCATACGATGTAATGAAAGAATATCTGATAACCGGCGCAGAGTTGGATGGTCCGTACCAGATACCGGTTATTCCGCCGATACAGCTGGTACCGAAGAAAAGCATAGACTTTGTTTCTTCAAAATCCAGATCATTAAAAGGGCACAAGGATTTGACGGTGAATTTTTATATTGACGACAAGAGTTTCTTACAGATATGGAATCAGCCAGACCAGTACATTGAGCATCTGAAATGCTTTCATTCAGTTTGCGGCCCAGATTTCACAATTGCTTCCGGGATGCCTACGGCACTAAATATATACAACCTATACAGGAATCATGCTCTAGGCTTCTATTTTGCGATTTTAGGCGTTAATATAATACCGTCAGTAAATGTTATCAGTCCAAAGGAAATGCCGTGGATTTTCGATGGTACGCCGCACAGGAGCACTGTATCATGTTGTACCAATGGGAGAGTGCGGTCTAAGTCTGCCAGATTGGAATTTTGTGAGAATTTCAAGGAAATGCTTGAGGTAATTGAGCCAACAAAAGTTGTGATCGTTGGTATCGTACCGGACGAACTCAATGTGGATGTACCAATTATAAACCTCAATTCGCGTAGCCAGAACATGAAAGAGATGTTCAGAAAGGAAGAACCATGGGAACAGTTAGCAGCGGATCAGCAAAACGAAGAAACAAAGAAACCGGTCGGCAGAAGAAGCGCCGAAGCAGACTTTTCAGTATTGTGGGGCGAAGAAACATGACTGGAAAAGATGAATTGAATGTAATGAAGTAAAAATTTACATCACGCCGAGCTACGTTATAGAAAATTATATACAGAATGCACAAAAAATAAAAAGTCGCAGGTCTGAATTAGTTTCAGATTTCTGCGATTTTTTTCAGATTTTCCCAGTTCAAGCTGGACCGGTTTTGATGCTGCTTCTGACTTGTCGTACATTCCCTTGGTGTCCTTATCCCGTCCCGGGATGTTCCCGGCAACCGCCAGCCGATCAGCAACGGACCACTACAGGAACCCGCGAAAGCCCGCCGGGGATAACCCGGAAGCAGGCCGGGAGCAGCTGCGGAAGCGTAAAGCCAGCGCCAGACACCGCCAGAACCAAAGCTAATTCTAGTGCAACGCTGTAAATGCGTTTAAAAACGTTTTTACGCAGTTATGGTAAAATATACAGAAATCGCATAAAACGCGCTCAAAAATCCAAATACGGCGTTATATGAGTATTTAAGGCACAACCGTCTAAGCAAAACGCCTAAAAGCGTACAGAAATAAGACCGCCGGAGCGATCACAAACAAAGCCCGCATAGCTTCGCGCAGTCCGGAAGCATAAAGACCAGACCGGGCGAAGCGTCCGCGCAACTATACAAAATAATAATAACCCCGTCGCACTCTGCCGTCAATCCCTGTTAGCAATTTGATATTAGAAGATTTAAGACGCTTTTATATACTTATGATAAAATAATCAGAATCACGCTAAAAGCCGTTAAAACGTCGAACAGAAGCCGATACAGCTATATATAATTGTCAACGTGCATCAAGCCAGGACATAAGCCCCGGAGAAATCCCCACACAGGTCACGAACCAACGCCGCCCGGAGCGGATGCAGGACACCAGAAAAAGAACAGCGTTTTACTGCTCTAAATAATTTATATTCGTGATCTGCGGTAAGTCCCGGAAGAACTCAGAAAAACCGCCGTCAGTAATATTGTACTGGCGGTCAGACGTTGAAATCACGCGACCATTTTTTATTTCCACACAGGAAAGTTGTTTTTTAGTAGATTTATGCAGCGCGTACCGCATAACAGACACCACTCCAGACTGACAGCGCACCGGCGGTAAGTCGTACCAGATCAGCGGGACAGCACCGGAAGAAACAGCTTCAAATACTTGCCTGGATTCCTTTTCTGCAATTTCTTTTATTCTGTTTACTTCAGAAAAATCACCGCTTTTTATAGCGGTGATAGCTTGTTTTTGCGTGGCTTTTCTGATTGTGATCATCTTTTCATTCCTCCTCAAAAATCAAAATCAATGTTGTTAAATGATGACCGTTTGACCAGTCAGCTTGCAAATGATCAAAAAGTACTTCAGCGGTAAATTTATCGTTGCCAAGACACTTAAAAAACCATTTCTGATCACTTTTTACTTCGTATACATTCCACATATATTTCTCTTCTTCCCTTTACCCATGGGAGCCGGGTTATTAAAGGCGTTGCCGGGAATTGAACCCGGCGGGAACCGTTACACCTGAAAGCTAAACCCTTTTTATAAACTCGGTTTCCGTATAGTTTTCTCCGGTTACCTCATTTACAAAGGCCAAGATTCCGGACTTTGTGAAATCGAAGCGGGTAAAATCAAAGTCCCTTTGCGCAAGCCTATATTCGTAAGAACGTCCGCAACCCTCAGCGTCGTAATATGTTCCGTCGACATGTAACGCGTTAGACTGTACCACTGGACATCTTTTTTTATTTGCGTCGCGCCTCTGGTAGCTTCCAAAATCCGCAATAACGTGCAGGCCGTCCAGCGTGTCAAATTCTGCGCGAACTCTGCAATTTGGAACGTCTGAGCCGTTTCTATAGCCTGTTCCTGTACATCCGTATTCTACTAATGTTAATTTTTTCATGTTTTTAATCCTCCTGATTTTATTTTAAAAGGCCGCCGGGGAAATGCTCCCCGGTACGCTTGCCGGCCTGATTATGCAGTTTTAAAAATCTCTTTAAGTCGCTCACGTTTTCCGTTAACGATTGCGCGAGCATCTGCGATTGTGATTTTCCCGCCGGACAGCTCAACGAGTGCGCACGAAATATTCATAAAACATTCATACTGTTTCTTGTAGGCTTCATCAAAAGCCTTTTCTTTATCATCGTTCATAACATCGTTCATCATTTCTTCTTCTGTGGCATCTGCGGCGACTTCCAGAGTTTCCAGCTTTTCCAACGCCGGTTTGATGTCACAGATGTTCATAATGCTACTTTTTAACAATATGAACCCGTTTTCAGCGGCGTATTTTTCGATTTCTTCGAGAGTGTCGGCGGCTTTTACAGTTCCACCAAATCCGCTTGTTATGCGGTCAATTGTGTACAGGTCTGTATATTTACAAACCCAAAAATGTAACTTGTTTTTCTCTAACATATATAATTTTTTCATATTTTCCCTTTCTGGTCTGCCATCATCAGCACCGGGAGACCGTTCCGCGGTGGACGCCCTGAAATGGGGCGTTTCGGCTTATTCTGTTTCTTTTTCTTTTGTGCAGACTTCCATATCTACGCAACCGCAACATGGAATTGTTTTATAGCATTTCTCTGCTAATCTGTGGTATTCCTCACATTCTTTAGAGTATGGACAGCTTCCGCAGTTATCCTCATATTTCGGGCATTCCTTATCTAATAATTTTTCGAGTTCTTCTTTTCTTGTCATGGCTTTATTTCTCCTTTTCTCCTTTTATTTTTTGAAATCCAGCGGTTGCGTTGGGGCTACGGCTTGACCGCCGCCGGAGGTGTTAATCAGTCATTAGCGAAAACCGTTTCTGGCGTCCGATTCTTCGAAGTGTCAAGAATTCGTTTTCTGTGATCTTCCCGGATACTCTCATTTCTTCTGCAACTGCCAAATAAAAGTCGCAGGTCTCGAACGAGGTAACAACCTCAAAGAAGCCTTTTAAATTTTTGAATCCGGTTGACTGTTGAACCGGGAAATTGATCACTTTTGCCATTTTGTTTCCTCCCTCGTTCTTTATGTGATTATAATAACACGTTAGCGATACATTTGCAAGACGGAATAGTGCATAAAATCAAGACTTTTTGAAAATACAAATTTGTGCAATATATAACACGATAACGATATTACGATAACGTGTTATTCCGAAATGCTCTGAAATAAATGGATGTTGACACGATAACGATATTATGATAACGTGTTAATATAGAATGATGGGAGGGTATAAAATGGCTACGACAAAAGCACACATGAAAGCAACTGCAAAATATGAGAAAAATAATTATTTCAAAACCTTAGTGCGATTTAAAAAAGAAGACGAGGAACGCATAAGAGCTGCCGCAGGCGACAGCTTAAACGGATTTATTGTTAATTGTGTATTAGATGTAATTAACAAGGCGGAAGAACGGCAGACCTCCACACAAGCCCCAGAAATGCTCGCAGAACTGTCCAAACCTGCAAGTCGGGACTATTTACCGCTTACATCGGAAAATATCGAAAAAGTCGATTTAGACGCATTGTTGACCGGCGGCACAAAGTATCAAATAGATATTTTTGACTTGTACGGTCCTGACGGGTTCAATAAACTTTTAGAGATGGCGGAAGAAAAGCGAAGCCGGGGTTGATTTCCTCGGCTTCGCTTGTTATAATTGTTTTACGGACGTTTATTAAAATATCAGCAAATATTTAATATCCGCAGGAGCCCCAGCGTTTTACTGGGGCTTTTTCTATGCAGCATACATTTTCGAGCTAATCAGAAACCGGAGGGCTTCATATTGCCTGCCGTTAATCCCGGCGAAGTCGCTCCCGATCAGGTCCAGGAGCTTCTCTAATTTTCTTTTTGTGTGGGCTTTTTCAATCAGCCCCAGATATCTGTTGTATCTCACTCTTTTATTTCCTCCAATCTAATAACAAGCCCTAACTCGTTATTCTTATTTGATCTTGTGATATAGAAATCAATCACTCGATCATCAAAATATTTTTTGCAGGTCTGAAGCATTTTGCCACTCATTTCCCACTCTACAAATTCGCTTTTTCTGTCTTTCTGGATTTCGAAGAAATCGCAGTGCATTGTGTTGAATAAATCTAAAAATTTAATCATGTTTTTCTCTCCTTATTTATTCTCTTCCATGATTGCCTGAATGTGTGGCGCGTAAAGTGTGCTCCACAATTCCTCTGCGGAAATACCACATTCTGCGGCGCCCTGGATATTTTCATCATAGCTGTTTAATAACTCAATTACTCTTTATATTCTTTCTTCTCTGCTCATGCTTTTTCTCCTTCTTTCTCCCGGCTTGATGACCGGGTTGCTTGTTCTCTGTTGATGGTTATATATTAGCATAGTTTAATAATGATGTCAATAGCATAGTTTAATAAATGTATTATTTTTAAAATAGTGTTTTTTCTCCACATATAATAGGAAATAAAAAATATCGAAATAAAAACCCATAGCCGATTGACGCATAGTTTAATAAATGATATAATCAAAGCAAACAATAACAGGAGGGTTAATAAATGGCATTTAAAGATAAAGAAAAGGAACTTTCATATATTGCACAATATCAAAAAGACAAGTACGACCGTATAACAGTAATGGCACCAAAGGGAACCAAGGAAGACGTAAAAAGAGCAGCCGATCTAAAAGGAGTCAAGATGTCTGCATTCGTTTTGGAGTGCATACAGAAAGAATTGGAAAGAATGAAAAATTAGAAGAATAGTTTAATAAATTACTTGACGCATAGTTTAATAAATGCTATACTGTAACCATAGAAAGGAAGTGGTTACAGAATGAGCGATTTATTCAATATTCCAGATAAAGACCAATGCGGAGTATACACAATAACAAATAGAAGAACCGGAAAGAAATATATAGGTTCTTCTACACAATTAAAAAAGCGTGCGGAAGTCCATAAGGGAGAAATCACAAGAGGAAAACACAATAACAGGTCAATACAACAAGATATTTTGAAAAATGATGACTTTGATTTTAAAATTGTAAAAGTTATTGATGAATCAGATTGTTTGTATTATGACGAAATTCGAAATAAAATGTATTTAGCAGAGTACAAATTAATAAAATCCGGAATTTTGAACGGTGAATATTTGTACAATCTCGAAACATTAAAAGTAGTTGATGCAAGGTTGAAAAGGGTACAGGAAGATCAAGAAAAAATATCAAAGAGAAAGCAAGAAGTTTACGATATGCTGAAGCTTTCAAACGAAAAGTTGCTTTATGAATATGCAACTAATAATGATTTTTTTGAATCCAGACTGTTAAAAGAAGAAATCTTAAAAAGAATGAGTTGAACCAATCACAGCCCCGGGCAGGGGCGGATAGGAGGAAAATAAAATGAAATTAAACACATTATCGTACGTCCTCGGAGCAGAAAACACAATTGAAGCTGGCAAAGAATATTATTTCGGACAGCTCTGGGACGGAAACGGGGACGGCGAGGAACTGCTAGAGTCTGGAGCGATCGCCGTGTACCAGGACGGGGAGGAATATATTGTTGACTTCGAGATTCTGGAACCTGCGGATGATATTTTACAGACCCGAGTCAAAGTTATCGGGATTAACTAGGAGGCAGAGCAATGAAGTATATAATCATGGATTATGCAGACGGTGATTGTTTCACCGATGAATTTGAGGACAAAGAAGAAGCCCTTCAGGAAGCGGAGGGACAATGGGAGCATCTAACAAGGTGCGAAAAGAAACATAGAACGGCGTTTTACGTGCTGGAAAGCATCAATCCAGATGAAGACGCGCCCAATCATTACGATGGGGACATCGTAAAACGTTGGAAATAAAAACAAGCCCTAGGAGATAATCCCGGGGCTTTTATTGTCTTATTTTGGCGGCGTAATATGAGGGGGAACAACCCCGCCGCCGAAGTTGTTAAAATACATTTAGCACAAAACCGTCGAAGTTGTCAAGCAAATTTTTTTTATTTTGGGGCTTGATTTTTAAAACCAATGTGGATAAAATTAAAGCAACGACAGGTGACGGAACTCAGGAGGGGAGCGATAGCCAGAGCGCGAAAAGAATAAGAATTTAGCAGCCAGATCACGCCGGACAAGGTGCCGGAAGGTCTGGCTTTTTGTGTTTAATAACCGGAAAATTACAGTATTACAAGGTGTATAAATATATAATAACTATATATAATCCCCTCCAAGATTCCAAATACCTAGAGTTTATTAATATATATATGCTATACAGTACTGTATAGATATAATATATATAATTACTATGGGGAGTAATAAGAGAATAAAAGAAAATAAAATATGGTATTGACAAAGGTATATTATCTTTGCTATAACAGAGATACAGAGAAAAACAGAATAATTTATTATAACTTTTAATTATGCTACCGAGTCTGGTTTTACTATGACTTTACTTTTACGATCACATAAGTGATATGTATGTTTGTATTGTCGTAGTAGGTCCAGGCTTTTTTTATTTATATTAATTATCTGGAGGTGATACAGTGCAGAATACAGATAACAGCGTGTTAGATACGTTTAAACAGGATACAAAGAGATACTTAGATATATTTTGCGCTGAATATGGTATTGAAGACCTTATGAAAGCGCCTCAGAACACATTTGAATCAGCTCTTAGTTATGCAGGGGATCATATATTTCTAAAGCCTGAAAACGTAACGCTCAAGTACAACAGGCAGACTATATTAGATTGTGATAATGCAGAACTGATCAATTACATACTCGACTATTATATATTTATATGTGGCGTATATAACAAGGAGTCAAATATACAAGGGTTTGCTAAATATATTAAGATTAGTGAACAGACTATGTACAACTGGATAAATGGAGAGTATAAGACAAAGATATATATAGATACAGACGGCAATGTTATCAAGGATATACAGGAGTGGAAGTTGAATAAGAGAGGGGAGTATAGGGAGATAGCAAGCACATCACACCTTGACCTAATTAAAAAATTAAATGCGAATGACGAACATTCACTTGCAAACATTGGAATCAGTGACAAGAATAACACAGGCGTGGCAATGAAACTCAATTCTAAATTTGGATGGAACGCACCAAACGGACGGAGTGCAGAAGAGAACAATGGAAAGCCAAAGCAGACAGCGCAGCAGATCGCGGACAAGCACAGGGCAGCGCTGGAGCTTCCAGAGATGGAAAAGCCGGAGTTGTAACACAATAAAACGTGGAAAACGTTCGTGAACTGCGGACAAAAGGGCATAAATTCATATAAATTGTGCAAACTGTATATCATGCACAATTTATACAAGCGGTATTTGTACAATGTGTATGTCAATCTATATAAGAAACTGAAGTTTGTTGTATAGATACATATGTTCGTGCTGAATAGCGCCCCTACGCGCACTTCCTTGATCACCGCCGCAGGCCTTTGATGGTCAGCGTTAAGCCAGGAGAGCGGGAACCCATGGGGCGGCGGGCTTCCCTGGTAGCGTCCGGCATGGATACCGGGAGGGGGTCTACATAAGCCTCAACACACGCCGAGTAAGTACTCCGAGTTCCCGAAAAATTAAAAAAGCCTTCTCCAACAGCAAGGCTTAAAAATTTCGAAAAAATAAAAAAAGAGTTCCCCATGGCAGAGATAGTGATTGCAACATGACAAGCCATAAGCCTTAATGGTTTCTCTGCCATAAATAACAAGGCGATATCAGAAAGGCAGGTATAAACATGAGAATAGGGTATGCTAGAAACTCAAAAATTTGGTTTTCACTTTCGGATAAGGAAAAGATTCTCTCACATGAGAATGTAGATATACTTGTCCGCGACTTAGAAGATGAAGAAAATTTTAAAGCTCTTTGTTGCAAAATGAAAAAGGGAGATTTGCTTATTGTCTGTGGAGTGGATGATATTGGAAGTACCAGGAATGAAATCGAAGATACATGGAGACAGATTCGCGACCTCGAAGTAGAGATTCGCGTAATTACAGCTCCAGCACTGCTTCAAAAAGAGAATATGACTCTTGATGAATTACTGATAAGAGACGTTACGCTTAGCGTGCTGGCTTTCCAAGTTGAGATTGCCAATCAGAAACTTAAAGAATTATAAAGGTTCATATTTGATATGCAAGAAAGGCGAAAAAATGAAACAGATCGTAAATAATGATGGATACCTGAGATCAGCGTTAATGGACGTAGCTAACCAGCTTTTAAATATTTGCAATGAAACAGGAACCACGAATATTCAGTTACTAACATCTTCTTGGGATGATAATAAAGGCATTACGCTTTTGGCAAAAGCAGGAGACAAACCGATTCTTTCAGTAAAGATGGACACTGCCTATGAAAAAGAATAACTCTCAGGGCGAATCAATCAGAATCCGGCTCACATATCAGTTAGAACAAAAGCTCATTGTCGAGAAGAATCGAACCGGTAAGAGTGTGTCGCAAATTACCAGAGAAGCATTGGAACAATATTTTCGAAAGAGGTAGCTAAATGTCGATACTTGAAAAATTTTTCAAAAATAAAAAAGGACTTTCTGAAAAACTTGAGACACATCCGCTTGAAAAACCTTTACAGTGTGACAAAGTGTATGAATATCATCACAAGAAAGCTGTTCTGGAAGACGGAAAACTGTATGATACGGAATCAGCAAAAAAAGTTTTTACAGACGAATCAAGTTTAGAATGTATCACGTTTGGTAGAACAAAATGCAGAGCTTATTTCATAACTCCCTATGGGAATTGGTTTTCTGCCGAAGTAGAAACTGAGAACGAAAGTGGAATCACTGATGTTGGCGAATACCGTATACAGGTTTTAAAAACAATCTTTACATATAGTAATCTTCGCATAGAACAAGAAATCACAGTTAAATCCCTAATCGGGAAAAACGATTATGAATTGTACAAGAAGTATTTCGGAGAGGTAGAAGAGGGATGATTTCAGAAGAATACAGTGAACGTTTCGACCAGCTTCGGAAGAATCGAGTTGAAACCAGCTTTTATAAATATGGTCCAGCGAAGAAAAACTTTCAGACCGGAAACGTACAGGCGCTTCCTACAATGGAACGGTGCATTGAAAAATATAATTCCACTGGGAATACAGAGTACCTTGTGGATGCGGCAAATTACCTTATGTTTGAGTTCATGTACCCACAACACCCTAAAGCACACTTTAAAGCCACAGACAGCAAGGATAGCGCCGGGATAGTCGGGATTAGCGTGAAAGAAATGGAGGACTTGAAGAATGAGCAATACTAATTCTACAACTATTACGCACGCGATAGCCATTTTAAGGAACGAACTTATGACACACGGAGAAGTTTATAATGGATTCAAAGCAAGCCTTAAAACAGCAATTGAGAAGTATTGTACCTGTGGTTTACCATTCGAGCCAGAAGAAGAAACTGCCGGTAAGATTCTTGATTTCATGATCGGAGAGGAACAAAGAGAATGATTTTAGCAAAATTCGTAGCAGCCATGTTAGATATTGCATTTTTCACATTGGTCTTGGCATTCCTTATATCACAGGACGAAGTCGAAAAGAAAAGCAATCCAATAGCTTCAGCAATATTTATATTAATGGAAATATGTTTCGCAGTTAATGCAGTTGTGATTTTTAGATTATAAGGAGAACCCAATGTGGTTAGCATTCACAATACAAATTCCCCTGTTCACTATACTGATTGAACGGGTGAAAATACAAGAAAATCAGAAACCTGCCGTTCTCAGGTTAGGGAAAGCCTTTGAATCTGACAGGTCGAGGCATCCAGAGTAGCTTAGGTCTGCGTTGGTGAAACTCAATGGAATATAATATAATTTTTTCCCACCCATTGCAAAGTAACTGGCGCGGACTTAACAATATTAATAGCTATGATGCTTTCTAAAACCACCAGAATATATCACATTTCCGGGAACGCCAACCCGGAAAGTAATGGGCTATCGCCAAGCGGTAAGGCTCAGCACTTTGACTGCTGAATTCGTGGGTTCGAATCCCACTAGCCTAGTTAGCTATATCATTGGCATGATATAGTTCCTCTGAAATACCATCTATCCCATCAGGGGATGAATAAAGGGGCTTCAAACGTCCCGGATGGTTTCCACATTTTGTGGAGCAGCGGACCCTTTGTTGCGACTGAGAGGGCAAGAATCGCAACAGCAGAGGAAGTTACTCTTGAACTGCAATAACCCTCTGCTTAGGAGACTTAGTTCAGTTGGCAGAACGGTCGGCTCATAACCGACAAGTCACAGGTTCAAGTCCTGTAGTTTCCATTTCTTCCATATGCTGTCTATCCGTTTTATGGACAGAAAAAACTGTTGAATGAGTGTATGTGGATTATTTTCATGAAAGGTGTGTAACGGCACAGCCTGTTCGATGAAGATAATTCCCCGTTCTACACAGTCTCCGAGTTAAATTGTCGTCAATAAGCGCGCATTGAGGGCAGGAAGTTTTCAAGAGACATATAAAAGGTTTTGTTGTTATACACAAAGACATTAATATCCAAATCCGAAAACAACTCCGTGGGGCTGGCACGGCATAAAACAGCCTAGTGGAAAGCATAACACGATAAACATATTGCTAACCCGGAGTTTCCGGGTTATGTGGAATGTGCAGCTAGTGGAAAGCTGATAGGGACGAGTAGCCTAGTCTCCGGTTCGATTCCGGGCGTTCCGCTTTAATCCGCTTAGAGTTAAGCTGTTCGTATACAGGCGGTCTATGTCTCAGGTGGATTTACGCATGAGCGTAAACGTACAACTCACTAGGCGTTTGCGTAAAAAACTTTTTAGAGAGATGAGACCACGGGCCGTGAGAAGTGATAGTCGGCAATTCTAAAAGAACCATCTAGTTAATGCGTTTTACGATGGAAAGGTTAATGCTTATCTGGATATTTTCATCCGGTCCGAAAGCATGTGATGTGGGAATCAACCCAGTTTCTTTTCGGAGAACTGGCCGTTATAGGCGGTACGGAATGTAGCTCAGTGGTAGAGCAATAGCCTTGTAAGCTATGTGTCGCAGGTTCGATTCCTGCCTTTCCGATTCCAATGAACTGCAATCATTGGAATCTTTTTCTCTTACTTCGTTCGGTTCCAGTGTTTCTCGTTGGGAGATTTATGCCGTTCAAGTCGGCACACTGGATTTTTTTTAATTGAGGTGTTAATTATGCAAAAAGAAAAGTGTTGTAAAACATGTAGGAAACATGACGATTTTACATGGGTATGTTTCAACGGTGACAGTGAACACTGCGCTAATTTTACGGAACCAGATTGTGTTTGCGAATTTTGGGAGGACGCAGAAAATGAAAATTTATGAGGCAATATGTTTGAGAGATACATATGGTGGAGAAACGACTCTTGATGACCTTGTGAAACTAATGCAAGGAAACAAAATTCACAGATGTCCGAAGTGCGGCGGAAGTGGAACTATTATCAAAAGAGTAAATCGTGCGCAATACTGGGAATGTTGTGCTGATTACGTAGAAAAAGAAGTCACTTGCGACTTATGCAACGGCGAAGGGTATACTGAAAAAATATACAAACCTAGAATGGTACAGGATGGATGGGAATGCAAATAGCAGGAAAAGAAATTAAAGACGAATGTTCTAAATGTGGAAATATCCTTGAATGTGAATTGTTCCGTCAAGGACATGGAATAAAACAGGAACGTGAAAATGTAGCAAAGATGATCGAGTGCCAGATGAAGCACAGGGAGGAAAGAGAGAAATGATTAAGATTTTGAAACCTGGTACATTAAAAGAAGCAACTTGTAACAAATGCGGTGCAGTATTGAGCTATGACGAGTCCGAAGATGTGAAAGATGAAAATATAGAGAATCATTTTGCTACAAATATGCCATCTGGATTCGGGTACAAGAGAAAATACATCATTTGCCCGCAGTGTAAGAATAAAATCATTTTAAGTTCGACCAGATAGGGACATATTCGCTTATGAGAATTAATTATTCAGGTACCGATATTGGATTTTTTGATACTGTATATAATCTTGAGGGAGAATGCCATCGAATGAACATCCCGACCAGATTTTATCCAGACAAGCATGTGCTTCTGGCAGGAAACACTGTTTTATTTCATAAAAATCCAGAATGTTCGGATTACATCGGAGATAACTACGAAACAATTTTCACCTTAGTAAGAAAGGATAACGGGAAATGAGCATTAAAACAGCACTTGAATCAGAAGGAGTCGACTTCTCTGAATATATGAATATGCCTGAACCATGGGACGGCTCAGCACAAATTAAAATGGAAAATGGTACAAAGTGGGTGATTTGCCCGTTTTGTGGAAAGAAAGCCTTAAAGATTTTCCCAACCACAAAGATTTATCGGATGCCGTATAAATGCAAGGGTAGCAACTGCAAGAAAGAGTTTATGGTGAATGTATGAGTACTTGTTATGATTGTGCGTGTTCAAAAATTGAAACAGACGGCAACCACAGATTCCTTATTTGTGGAATTTGTGCAAAGCATTTTTGCGTCCCGTTCTCACTTCCGGCGCCAGATATATGCAATGAATTTCAAAAACGAAGTGGATTTTCTGCATTAGAAGTACTTACTCCTGAGGAAAAAGAGAAATACTTCGCAATATATCGGAAATTACCTTCGTATAATCCAGATGTAATTCCAGAAGAATTTTTCAAAGGAATGGACAGCGGATTTTTCGGGATATATCCGAAAAGCACTCTGGACATTGTTAAAGCTATTGATTCTATAAAAGCGCCTGATGAAGATGTTATTAAAACAGTTGCCAGCGATGCGGAAGAACTTCAAAAGACTAAACCTATGGAACTGGACGAACTTTCGGAAGAAACCAAGTTTAGAATTTATAAATTAATTGTAAATGAAATTGGAAAGCATTTTTACAATTGCGAGATGCGTATGTCATATAAAGACTTTATACTTGTTGAGAATTGTATCAGAAAAGTTTTGCAAGGAGAACAAGATGAACACAAAACGGATTAAATGCTTTTTAACAGGTGGATGCAAGTTCAAAAGTTCGGATACAGAATCAAAATGTAACGACAAAGAAAAGACTTGTACTATTACGGAAACTTGCTACAAATGTGGGAAAAAATATACAGCCATATTTACTTATAAACAGTTAGGGATTCCAGATTGGAGGTGATTGAATGAAGCTACCAGAATGCGACCACGATTTTGAAGAATGCGAGATATTTAATCCGTATAATTATAATTTAAAGGAATTCAAATTACGCGATTCCAATCAACGTTTCCATCCGTATTATTGCAAGAAGTGCGGAATACTTATCTTAAAAAGAACAGTTAATAATTTGAAAGAAACAGATAAGTTTCTGTGGGAATAATAACCAGTCAGAGAGCCAGAAAGGAGTGCCATTATGAGCAACTTGGAGATATTTACAGATAATATCGAACCAGAAGCATTAAATCAGATTTATACATTGATAAAACAGCCTGCATTTTCTGAATGCAAAGTACGAATTATGCCAGATGTTCACGCAGGAGCGGGATGTGTAATTGGTTTTACTGCTGATCTCGGAGATAAAGTAATTCCGAACATTGTTGGCGTAGACATTGGATGTGGAATGCTTACAACACAAATCCCTGCTGACGTTGGAACAATAGATTTTAAAATTCTCGACGAAGTAATAAGAAACAATGTTCCGGCAGGAAGAAACGTACGTGACGAAATCATAAATTTTGAAGAATTAGAAGAACTTCATTGTTTTTCTCGACTCAAAAATATTGAATGGATTCGCAGGAGCCTTGGTACACTTGGGGGTGGAAATCATTTTATTGAAGTTGACACTGATTCAAAAGGGGTAAATTATCTTGTAATTCACACTGGAAGCCGGAATCTCGGGAAACAAGTAGCTGAAATATATCAAAAAATTGCCATAGAAGACATGCAAGGTACAGACAAGCTCGAAACTGAAATACAAAAATTGGTGAAAGAATACAAGCGTTCTGGCAGACGCAAGGAAATCCAACATGGTATTGACGAATTAAAACGAAAATGGAAGCCAGACAAACTGGGTATTCCGAAAGAATTGTGTTACTTGACAGGAGAACACAGAAAACAATATCTGCATGATATGAAAATCTGTCAAGAATTTGCAAGAATAAACAGACGATGTATACAGAGCACTATATTTTACACTATGAATTGGACGCTCCAAAGAAACACATGGTTTGATACAATTCATAATTATATTGACCACGATACAAACATTGTTCGTAAAGGCGCAATATCAGCTAGACATGGCGAAAAAGTTCTTATCCCAATGAATATGCGAGATGGATGTATTATTGCAGTTGGAAAAGGAAACGATGATTGGAACTGTTCGGCCCCGCATGGTGCAGGACGCATTATGAGCCGATCAAAAGCAAAAGAAAACATCTCGTTAGAAGAATTTAAGGAGTCTATGGATGGGATATACACAACATCCGTTCAGAAATCCACAATTGATGAAAGCCCTATGGCCTACAAACCACCGCAAGAAATTATTGATAATATCAAAGATACTGTAGAAATAGTTGATATTATCAAACCTATATATAACTTTAAAGCAAGTGAATAACCAGTCAAAGAGCCACATGAGAGCCAGACTAAATCCTAAGAAGAAAGGAGGTCTGGCTCTATTTTTATGCAAAAATTCACAGAAGGTTCGCTTGAATGGTATCGGGCAATCCTAAATCAAATCATTAATGACGATATGACGGTCTATCAAAACCAGAAAGATTGCCTTGATCTGCTGTTAAATATGAATATTGATCTTCCTTTCAAGGATAATCCAAATGCGCAACAGATGGGAATAAAGGTAAGCCAGTACGCACACAATATCGCAGAAAGGCAAGCTGCTATTACTGGAAGTGGAGATTTTGACGATATTTACTGGAAATATTTACTGTTGGAAGCACAGAACTATCAAGTTGACAGTGGATTGCTTTACCTTGAAAAGAATCGAATTCCAAAAGAACGATTTTATGAACCACGAAGAAATGTGTTTTTGCAGCATAATATTATAAGTTCGTTGCAAGACCTGATGGACGATAAGCTTGATATATTTGCATTGAGCGTACCTCCTGGCTGTGGCAAATCGACTCTTGAAGATTTCTTTCTTTCACTTGTTGGCGGGTGGTTCCCCAATGATTTTAATTTATCATCTGCACATAGTAGTATTTTGACTCGCTCTCTCTATGATGGAGTATTGGAGATTATCAACGACCCTGTTGAATATACATGGCATGAGATTTTTCCGAATGTAGAAATACAGGGAACAAATGCAAAAGAAACAACAGTAAATCTTGAAAGAAACGGACGTTTTAAAACTTGGACGTTCCGTTCAATTGATGGTTCTCTGACTGGTGCGACCCGATGCAACCGATTCCTTACCGCCGACGACCTTGTGTCTGGAATTGAAGAAGCACTGAATAAGAATCGTCTTGACACCTTATGGACAAAAGTAGTAAATGACTTGCGTTCCCGTAGACTTGAAGGGTGCAAAGAGTTTTACATTGCTACCAGATGGTCAGTGCATGACCCTATCGGAAAGCTACAGCAGCTATACGCCGGAAATCCAAGAGCGAGGTTTATAGCAGTACCGGCACTTGACGAGAACGGCAAAAGTAATTTCTTGTTCACAGTAAATGGGTTCTCTGAGAAATATTTCAACGATGCTAAAGAGTCCATGGACGAAATCTCTTATAACTGTCTTTACCAGCAACAACCGGTAGAACGTGAAGGATTGCTACTTCCACCAGATAAGCTAAAAAGATTTTTCTTCGACAGAGAAGACGTGCCCGATGGATGCACGGACGAATACACAATTATACCAGACAGAGAAGCAGATGCGATATGGGCAGTATGCGATACAAAAGACAAAGGAACCGACTTTGAATCATTACCGATTGCATATCAATATGGCGATAAATTCTTTATTGTAGACGCCGTATTCGATGATACCACAGATTACGATATTTTGGACAGAAAGACCGCAGACATACTGACTAAACACAACCCACATATGATTCGCTTTGAATCAAATAACGTCGGAAATCGTGTCGCTCATGACGTCCAAAAACTCATTGATGGGAAATGCCGAGCAGAAATAGAAACCAGACCTACTCAGGCAAACAAAGAGACGAAAATCCTTGTCAATTCAAATTATATTGTGAATCATTTTTATTTTTTACATCCAAGCCAGTATAAACCGAAGTCTGATTATGGGCTATTTATGGGGAATGTAACCACATATACCACAAGGGCAAAAGTAGCACATGATGATGGTCCTGACAGCTTGGCTATGATGTCGGAATACGTTCAAAATCCGTTGGGCGGTAAAGCTAAAGCGATGCACAATCCATTTTGGGGAAGGAGATAATATGGACACAAGAGAATATTTGAATCAAATCCAAAGATATGATAAAATCAGAAGAAACAAGCTCGAAGAGCTTGAATATCTTGAGTCTCTTGCACAAGGGATAAAATCTTTTTCATATGATTCTGAAAGAGTCCAGACATCCGGACCATGCGACAAAATTGGAGAAACAGTAGCTAAAATCGTAGATTTAAAAAATGATATTATCGAAATTACAAATAAGTGTCTGGAAGTTCGCATTGAAGTTACTAAAACAATTGATTCCGTGACTAACTCTGTTTTTTATGATATTCTTTTTAAAAGATATGCAGAAGGAAAGTCACTTGATGTAATCGCCGATGAAGTAGGTTATTCATATCAGAGGACTAAAGAACTTCATTTGTCCGCAATAGCAGCGGTGAAAAAAATAAAAGGGTTCGAATCTTAATTCCATACTGAAACATACTTAAAAACGTTGTATAATATAAAATGTAATAATGTAGCACTGAGGAAACTCAGTGCTTTTTTCATGCAGAAAAATAGGAGGATAGGCAGTGGGGAGAAACAAAATAAACTTTGTTGACCTATGCCAAGGCGAGTTTGGCAGAAAAATTGCCTATACTGGCGTAGACCAGATTACTCCCCAGAACGTGGCACAGGTCCTTTCTGATACAATCGGAATCCATAACAGGAATAGAACCCTGATGGATTATCTTTACAGATATTACAAAGGCGATCAGCCAATTTTATATCGTGAAAAACTTGTTCGCCCAGAGGTCAACAATAAAGTTGTTGAGAATCATGCCCTTGAAACAGTCAAATTTAAGGCAGGACAGATATACGGAGAACCTATTCAGTATGTCTGCAAGAAGAAAAAAGCGAGTGAAAAAACAAACGAACAAGTTGACCGGCTTAATGATTATCTGGACGAAGCCAATGCAGACGCCAGAAATATTCAACTTGGGATATACCAGAGTGCAGTAGGAACTGCATATAAAGCAATCCTGAGAGAGGATGAATGGACAAAGGATGGAGACTTACCGCCTTTCAGAATATTTATCCCATCACCGCAGGATGTATATATTGTTTATTCAAGCGTTACTGGCAAACCAGTGCTTTCCGTCCAGATTTTAAAAGACGAGGACAATCAGCAGTATTACCAGTGTTATTCTTCCAGACAGTATTTCAAAATTCAAAATGGAGCGGTAACAGAATCTGGAATCAATGGTTTTGGCGGTATTCCTATCATTGAATATCCGAATAATCACGACAGACTTTCCGACATTGAAATTGCGATTACAATGTACGACGCAATCAACAAATATCAATCTGACAGACTGAATGGGGTTGAACAGTTCGTGCAAGCCCTGATGAAATTTAAAAACTGCGAGATTGATGAAGCCGAATTTGTAAAAATGATAAAACTCGGTGCTGTATCTGTAAAAGACGTCGGGAACGGAACACAATCAGACGTTGATTTAATGACCGCCGAACTAAATCAGTCAGAGAGCCAGGTTGCAAAAGACGACATTTACAATAATATGCTGATTGTTGAAGCGATGCCAAACCGGCAAAGCAATACCGGTGGAGATACAGGCAATGCAGTATATCTGAGGAATGGTTGGGATTTCGCAGAGAGAGACGCAAAATTGGTAGAAGCGTTCACAAAAGAAGCTGAAAAGGCATCTGCCAGAATCATTTTGAATATCATTCGAAAAACCTCAATGGATGTAAATATTTCAACCAGAGATTTTGATGTAAAAATCACTAGAAACCCGACTGATAATATGCTTGTTAAAGCGCAAGCACTTGATTATCTGTTTAAAAATAAAATTCATCCGCTTATTGCGTTGATTACTTGCGGATTATTTAGTGATCCGCAAAAAGTATACGAAATGAGTTTGCCATATCTTGGGACCATTTATCCTGAATTAGCAGACCCAAACTCAGAGCTTCAAAAAGCACAAGAACTGTTAGGGAATTTTAATCCAATTTCTCTGAATAAGGATGTGGTCAAAGAATGAGTAAGATAGCTTCTTATGACGAATTAAACGTCAGAGAACTCGGCAACCGCAGGAGCGAACCGTATAAAGAATATTTCAGCAAAATGTCGATATCAGATAAAGAAAAACAAGAAAGGATAGCTTTTTCCGAAAAAATGGAAGAAGTTGTCCTTTATATTTTGGCACTGATAGAAACAACAATAGAAAGCGGAGAAACGAAACGAGAATACATCCAGACTCAATTTTATGACAAATATCTGGATGTAATTGCTTCGTATATGCTTATAGATACATATATCAAGCAATATGCCACTGATATAACAAAGCAAATTATTGATATAACATTCGAAAGGCTTTCTTCTGAAGATAAAAGCATTACTGATGATTATTACCTGTCAAATGACCGGGCAATGTTTATTTCAGAGTGCGAAGCTAATTCGATGCTGAACTACAGACAGTATTCGAAAGCTGTGAAATCAGGAAAGACCAAAAAGAAATGGATTGACGTAGGAGACAAAAGAGAACGAAAAACACACCTCGAAGTCGGAGGAACCACGCTTCCGATTGGCGAACCGTTCTCAGTTGGAGATAGCTTGCTACAATTTCCAAAAGATACCTCATTAGGAGCTTCGGCAGACGAGATTGTGAATTGCCGGTGCTCAATTCAATACAGTTAATTTAGAGACGAGTAAAATCGTCTCTTTTTTATTAAAAAAATATGCACCCCGATAGCGTAATCATGGGAGACACCTTGAGCTGAGCGAACAGCGTAAAAAAGCGTATTGGTGACAGGAGATTTCAATGACAAGAGAAGATGTTAAAAGGATTTTTCCAGATGCAACCGATGACCAGATTACTTCTTTTCTGAATCAGTCAAATTCTGATGTGGCTAAAGAGAAAGCAAAAGCCCAGAAAGCAAAAGAACAGGCTGATAAAGCAGAAGCACTGGAAAAAGAACTGGAAGAATTAAAAAAACAGAACATGACTGAAGCTGAGAAAGCAGAACTGGAACGTCAGAAAGAAAAAGCTGCAAACGAAAAAAGAATTTCTGACCTTGAATCTGCACTTGCAACTTCCCAGAAAGAAGCTCTGACAGGCAAAATTACTTCTATTTTTGCTAATGCAGGAATGAAAGGAGATGCCTATGCAGGAGCAATCAAAGCGTTTTCCAACATGAACGCAGAGGATGCTCTCAAAGAAGCCCAGACATTTGTCGATGGAATTTCCGTAGAAAATAAAAACGCTCTTGATACCGCAAAAGCAGCTTGGGAGAAAGAAGCACTTGAAAATACACCTAATCCCGGTGGCGGTAAATCTGGTGGAGAACCAGAAAAGAAAAGCGAAGCATCTGAATACGCAAAAGCGTACTCAGCAAAAATGTGTCCAGAAAATAAACCGGCAGACGATAATGCCCCAGTAAATATTTAAGAAAAGGAGATTTAGATTATGGCTTTTATGAAAACAGAGCAATACGAATCCACACCTAATATCCTCGAATCTGAGGTAGGACTGGTACTTAAAACCTATACAGCAGAACAGACAAATGCTGAAACCGTTGGAACTAAGAAGATTATCAAAGCAGGTTCTGTATATCCGACAAACGCAACTGGTGCTAAAGGCATCGTGTTTGAAGATGTTGATATGACAGACGATGCTAAGAGACCGATTTCCGTTATTGTTGCAGGACGTGTTCTTGAAAAAAGACTTCCGGTAACAGTAGAAACCACTGCAAAAACAGAGCTTGAAAAAGCAGGTATCGTTTTTGTGACTACTACAGACCCAGAATTTTAAGGAGGTACAGCAGATGCCATTTAATATTTTAGAATCAATCACACCGGAAGAAAGACTTAACTTTTCTCAGGATTTCAGCGTAAAAAGGCCGGGCATTCTTGACACCATCTTCCCGGATGTCAAAACACAGTTTCTGAAAGCTGAATACTACAGACTTATGGCTGGACAGAGACTTCCAGAGGTAGCATTCGTTCATGCACTTGATACTGAAGCAGAAATCGGAACAAGACCGGGCTTCGAAAAAGTCCTGACTGAAAAGCTCTTTATTAAGAGAAAAATCAATCAGTCTGAGAGATTACAGCAGGCAATTGAAAATGGTGTGCCGGATGATGAGAATTTAAAGAAATTTGTATTTGATGATGCAGCTAATCTGTTTGAAGGAGTTGTTGCTAGAGCAAATGTCATGAAAGGCCAATTTCTTAGCACAGGTGTTGTAAAAATTAAAGAAAACAATGTGGATATGAGCATTGATTATGGCGTTCCGTCCGATGCAAAAGTAGAAATGACAGACTGGTCTAAACCAGATGCAGATATCATGGGTGATATCCAGAAGATGGTCGCTATTGCAGAAGATAATGGATTTGTGGTAAACAAAGCCCTTACCTCTCTCAAAATGATTAACTATATGAGAAATAACACTGCAATGCAGACCGCAGTTTTAGGAGCAGCTAACAAACGTCTTCTGACCAAACAGGAACTCGCTAATCTGCTTATGCAGGAATACGGAATCACAATTGATCGCTGCGACGAGAAATTCAAATTCAGAAAAGCGGATGGTTCTCTCAAAACAGGAAGATACTTCAAAGAAGATGTATTCACACTGTATGAAGCAGAGCCAAACGGTTCATTTGGTACTGGACTCTGGGGCGTAACACGAGAGGAACTTGAATACAGACAGTTTATACAAGAAGAGAACCGTTCTTTCGTAACACTGTCTATGTGGGCCACTCCAGACCCTGTGGCAGTATGGACAAAAGCATCCGGTATGTTTGTTCCAGTAGCAGCAAAAGCTAATGGCGGTATCGTAATCGGTACCAAAGCGGGGGAATAAACGGGCATAGTCTCGACAAGAACAGCCAGTCACCATCTGTAGCAAGTGTTAAACACAAGTATACAGAAAGCGAGCTGTCAAGCATGACAGTGGTTCAGTTGAAACAGCTCGCAAGTGACAATGGCTATGCCCTGACATCGACAAACAAGGCTGGTATTATCTCAGAAATTTTATCTCAGCAAGGGTAGGTGATCTTAAATGGACGAACGGCTTGTAAATGATCTGAAAGAGTATCTATCCGATGATGCGGAAACTGACGGTATGATTTCTTTGTCTGTGAAGCGTGCAATTCGTTCGTTCAAAAAGAAACGCAACTATCCGTCTGGATATACAGATGAAAAAATCAATACCGATATGGAATACTGTTATGATTGCATATTTGATCTGGCTCTCTATTTCCTTGTGAAACAGGGGGCCGAGTTCCAAGAATCGCACTCTGAAAATTCAGTAAGTCGAAAATGGGAATCCGAAACGGAAATATATATCAATCATGGCGTTTTTCCGTTTGCAGGAAGTTTAATTTAATAAGATGGTTGGGTCACGTGGCACAGTATTTTTGTCCTCCCGGAGTGCCGCTGGGTTGCTTATATTCAGTAGGGAAAAGCAAATGTTAAGGGAGTGAAGAAAGGAACTGGCGATGGGATGTGAACATGAATGTTTTAATGAACACCGCATAGAAGAATTAGAGAATAGTCTTCGACAGATGCAAGAGAGACAATCCGACCGCCATAAAGAGTTTTATGAGCGTATCGGGGAACTGGAAAGAAAGACAGCATTAAGTGAGAATGACTTGAACCATATCAAGTCAACTGTGGATGAGATGAATAACAATATAAAGACTCTCATGGCAGTTCCAGGAAAGCGCTATGATACAATTATTGTATGTGTTATTACGGCAATTGTCGGCGCGGTTATCGGATTTATGTTAAACGGCATTCTTCCAGTTTGATTCCACTTGTAAGGGAGGACGGTGGAAATATGAATTATACAGACTTTTCAGAAGATGAAAGAAAATTTTACTTAAAAGAAGCAGGATTCGATTCCAGAGAAGAAAAACTGTTTCGTTTACGGGTTTATGGCGAGAAAACACTATGGGAAGCAGCTGAACTTATGGGGTATAGTCCAAGAACCATAGACCGAATTAATAAAAGAATAAAGAAGAAAATTTCTAAAGTTGCCCCGATGTACTGTCGGGGCTTTTCTTTGTATTGTGGCGAAAACGTGGCGAAATAGTGACGTTCAAAAACAGAGTTCCTTCCTATATAATATAATCATAGGAGAAAACACAATGATTATGTTAAGAAACCCTTACGAGGGTATATGGGAAAAGCATCGTTCTATAGATGATATGGATATGATTCTTGAATCCCGGACAGGAGGAACAGATTATGGCAGGTTATCCGTATTATCCGCAACAACCAATAATAAACAATCCATACGGACAGATACAGCCGTATCAGGACAGGCTGGCGCAATTGCAGAATAATTACCAACAGGCAATGCCTTATGGTCAAATACAGATGCAACAGTTACAGCCGGTTCCACAATCACCTATGCTTCAAGGACAGATGGTGGATGGGATTGATACTGTAAAGGCTAAAGATGTGGATATGTCCGGCAATCCTGTTTACTATCCAAAAACAGACGGAACTGAAATTTACAGAAAACAGCTTCAATCCGATGGAAGGAGCAGAATTTTTGTTTACCGACTCGTAAATCCAGATGAACAGCAATCTAAGCAAGATGAAAAGCAGATTGATATTGAAGCAATGTTTAATCAGCTTCGGAATGATGTTTGTTCGGAGATTTCTGAAATAAAGAATATGTTTCCGACGCAGATGTCGGGGACATCGGAACCTAAGCAGAATGGAGGTAGGCAGAGATGACATTCAATCCAAACGCCATGATGAAAAAGCAATTTGAGAAAATGATCTCTCAGAGGTTCGGAAGTGTTGACAACATGATGAACGATATGAGCAAATTTGCAGGTAACAATCCAACATTGAAAAATGCTTTGGATTTATATAAAAAAGGTGATACAGACCAGTTACATCAAATACAGCAAAATGTATTTAATGAAAAGCACTTATCTCCAGATGGAATTATACAAAAATTCCTTGGATTATAACACTTCCCCACAATTGGGTGATTAAAAATCGCTACAATTCGGGACGACAGCCGCGGATGTCTCCTATTGTAAATAAAATTTAAGGAGACTAAAAACATGATGAATGGTTCAAATTATAGTCTTAGCGACATTGCTGCCGCTACAGGCTCTAATAATCGCGCCAATGATATGTGGGGCGGTGATGGCTTTTCACTTATCTGGCTCGTCCTGATCTTCGCAATCTTCGGCTGGGGAGGTTTTGGCGGCTGGGGCGGCGGCTTTGGCGGTAACGGTGGAAACGGTGCGAACGGTGCCGGTTTCCAAGGATGGGCTACCCGTTCAGATATTAATGAGGAATTCGCCCTTAATGATATTCAGAATGGTATCAGAGGTATTCAGCAGGGTATCTGCGACAGCACGTATTCTCTTAACAATACCATGCAGAGTGGCTTTAATGGTATGAATGTCGGAATGCTTCAAGGCTTCAACGGCGTTCAGCAGGCAATCAATGCTGATACTGTAGCCGGTATGCAGAATACCAACGCATTACAGTCTCAGTTAGCAAACTGTTGCTGTGAAACAAGAGAAGCTATACAGGGTATCAACTACAACCTTGCTACCAACACTTGTGCTCTCCAGAACACAATGAACAACAACACCAGAGATCTTCTGGAAAACCAGAACAGCAACACAAGAGCAATCCTTGACTTCCTGACTAACGATAAGATTGCAACATTACAGGCAGAAAATACTGATCTGAAACGTGCTGCGTCTCAGGATCGTCAGTCTGCACTGCTTACAACTGCTATGGCTTCACAGACTCAGCAGTTAATCAATGCAATTAATCCGGCGGCTATTCCGGCATATGTTGTTCCGAATCCGAATACCTATTACGGTGGATGCGGATGTAACAGCGGATGCTGCTAAGTAACTCACCCTTAGAGGTTGACTAATTCTAAGAGGTGGGTTGCGGCTCACCTCTTATTTTGATTGAGAGGTAAAGATATGAGTTGTAAAAATGTTTGTAAGCTCTGCAACCATCTTGTAATCAGCCAAGCCGTTGCGTTTACAGGAGGCAATCTTGTAATCACACTTCCGGCAGGCAGTTACAACAATGGAGAGAAATATTGTATTGTTGTTGCGCAAAGCATACCGGAAGCCACTACAATTACTGCTCCGGTAATGATTCAGATAGGAACAGGAACAACTTTGTATCCGCTAGAGAATCGTTGCTGCGCACAGGTTACGGCTTGCGGAATAAGAACCAGAACAAAGTACGCAACCAGAGTAGCTACAAGTGCAACCGGCGAAGTATTCAAGATGTTAGGAAATCCGGCTTGTAGTCCAAGTAACAATTTAACAGCAATTGATGGTACAGCCCCAACGACAGACACACCTGTTACACAGGCTGCCAGAAAGGGGGCAATGTAATGCATAAAGTTGCAATGGAAATGGGAAAATGGGCTATGGAAAAAGCCAAAGCACATGGATTTGACAATCTTAGTTCTCAGGACTGGGATGATCTGAAAGATTGCTTAGAAGCGGTAAAATGCGCAATCTGTGCAGATAAAGATTACAGAATCGTAGAAGCTATGGACGAATGTGAACAGGAAG